AGGAGATTTTGTGTAGTTGAAAATCAAATAGTTAGAGCATATGAAGTAAATATATCCGTAGGAGTTGGTAAACAAAAACGTAGGTTTTGGTACATAAAAACGTAGGTTTAAGTACATAAAAACGTAGGTATGGCAAAGAAAGCGATAAAAGAAGATAAAGAAGGCAAACTTCAACTTGCCCTGAACGAGCTGCGCTGGATAAACACGCCTGTCAACTATACATCATACGCTAAAAGCTATTCCCTCATACAACAGGATGTCATGTTGTTGGTAAGCGGACGGCTGCAAGACCATTTTGCCAAGTTCTTGAACGAACACCGCTATTTGATTAAGGAACGTCCTAATGGAGGCATAACGAAAGAAGACCTGTTGAAGATGGGACCGATACGTTTGCGCCTGGCTGACTTCGGCATAGATAGCAGTCATTATGACGAGACGGTGAAGGTGATAAACCAAATGAAGAAAATAGAGTTTCATCTTCCTCGTTTTGATTCGGAGACAGGACTTAGAAAAGGCGAGGACTACATGCCCATCTTCAGTAAGATATTTATCCCGAAGAACTTTACATCACGAGAAGGTGAAGACTTCAACTATTCGGGAGACGGTGATACTAAAATTGACGAGGACGGACAGGAAGTGCGTAAGTTTCGACGTGACGGATATATCGAGGTCACGATAAATATAGAGGTTGCAAAAGCCGTGTTTGACATGACGGACGGATATTTCAACCATCTTGAGCGAATAGCCTATTTCTGTAATTCGGCTTACACGTCACGTCTTTATCTCCTGCTGATGAAGTATGCGAGCAAAGGACAGATGCACCCAGTTATAGACTATCGTGAGCTAAAAGATGCGTTAGGCATGTTTAAGGTAGATGTTGAGAAAAGCGACGATACACAACCTGCAAAGGTTGTGACTACTGAGAAATATCAGAAATTCTCACAGTTCCGCAAACAGGTGTTGGATGTGGCGCGTGGCGACATGGAACGGCTGTGCGAGGAAAACAAGATAGAGATAATGCTCTCGTGCATCGACCCAGACAAAAAAGGATATGAACCTATTTATAGAGGCAGTGTAAAACGAGGCAATCCTGAAAAGATAAAGTTTCATATTAAGCGCACGCCTTTGGGTGTGGCGCGAGAATTGGAGCTACATCGCGGTTCATCGGAAAAGCGTTTATGCGCCAAGTTAACGTCGCTATATCCTACGCTCGACAGAGAACGACTCAAGGCGTTTGTTGCCGATGTCCCCGAAGACCTCTGGAACGACTTCAAGGCGTATGCCTATAATGGCGTGCCCAAGGCAGTGGAGCAGCCGCATAGATGGAGCGGAACGATGGAAGACTTCGTGTTCTACATTATGGAGCAGTGGATCAAGCAGCACAGTTCGAACACCGAGGCACAGCAGCAGAGCTTCGCGTTTGACGAAGTCGAGGAGGTGAAGCCTGGCGAAAAGGAGTGGGATGCGTTCTTGAAGGCATACCGTGGCGCATTTGCCAACATCATCTACAACTTCCGCTTCTACAGCTTCGAGAACAATACCGTACACGTGACCGGGCCGCGTGACATGTTCGTGAGGTTCCAGAGTGCCTTTGCCGACAATACCAAGGAGTCCCTGACATTCTTCCGACAGTTGCGCGAGTGCTACGGTCGGGAAGTGCAGTTCCGCATCATCCACAATTGACCATGTTCAAGCCACCGTCCAGCAGAGTGACGGTGGCTTTTTCTTTTTCTCTGTCCGTATCGTTTTTTAGTTTTCGCCTAATTTTGCAGCAAACCAAAAGAGATATGAGACGCTTTACATTCTTTTTCGCATTGGCCATCCTCCTGGCTGCATGCTCGTCATCCAGGCAGGCGGTCACGCAGGTGTCGCATGCGCTAAGCGATAGCGTTGCGCACCAGACGGCCGACAGTGCGCGACACACCACCACGGAGAGCATGGTGGTCGTGCAGACGCATGGCGACTCCCTGCATGCGACCAGCACGTTTTCCTCATCCGGGGAGACAGAGGAGCGCATCACAGAGCGCATCACCGAGTCGGTGGATGCCGAAGGGTCAAGAACGGTGACAACCGACCGCACCGTTGTGCGCAAGGGCAATTACAAGGAGGACAGCATATCAGAGATGACCAGGCACAGGCAGGAGGCGCGTTACGACTCTGTGGCAAGGCGGATGGACAGCCTGCTTGTGTCCTTGTCGGAACTTCGGGAGAACTATTCCCTTGCCATCGACTCCCTTTCCTCCTATAAGGACAGAAGCGCCGCCAGCCCCTTGTCGTGGTGGCAAAGGCTGGTGGTACAGCTGAAGACATTCTGGGTAACGCTCATCGGCATGCTGCTGGTGTGCGTAATCGCCAAATACCGCAAGCAGCATGAAAAAGAAAGAAAAGGATGAGTTGTGCGAGTCGGCAGAGGTCACTCTGCAGGACTACGTGATACCTGCCAAGCTGAAGGCATTCTGTGAGCGATACAAACCGCTGGACAGGTGGCGCGAGGACTGCGAGGTATTTACCGATGCCCGCCTGCGCACCTATTTCAAGGCGGTGGTGACTCCCCTGGGCGACCCGCTGTCGCTCTACCTGGAGGACCTGGGCGCGTTTGGATTCAAGATGCACGATGACGAGAGCGGCGAACCTGTCATCTATGCCGTTCCGAAGGTATGAAAGTATAGCATATATATATGATATAAAAATGATATAAAAACACTGGTCATGGAAAAACCACATTACTTCTATCAAATTAAGAAGGATTCGGAGGTCGGTGCCGCCCTTGCCGACTTCAGTGAGCGGTGCGCAGAGGCACAGCGGATAGCGCTGGAATGGGCAAAGCGAGTGGGTGCAAGACACTGGTACGAGAGCCCCGACGGATTTGCCGGAGGCGTTGCGGCTGTGGAGTTCGACGACAACGGCGACAGGGCAGGATGGGACAGGATAGAAGGCACGCAGGGACAGGTGGCCTACATGCCTGCTGCGGGCACCACCCTCGAACAGGAGATGTTCGCCCTGCCCGTTGTGAGCGAGACCGAACTTATCAGCATCCTCGACTTCAAGCCCGTGTGCACCAAAGAGGGATCGCCGCTGCCCTTCACGTTCGGACACTCCACGCCAATCGTGTTCCCGCTCAACGGGCATTGGTACGTGGACGTGCCGTATGAGTCACGTTCGGCCGACTGCGAACAAATTGGTTCTGCAAGGTTTGCCCGCAGGAAGAGGCAGAAGGAGGCAACACAGTAAGATGATTTTCAGGTTCTTTTCATTAGTATATAATTGTATTACTTAGGTTTTTGAGTCATCCATCCGTGAGGACAGGTGACTCTCTTTTTGTCTGCTGTACCGTGGGCGGGCCTATTCACCCTCAGCCGCGATGCTGTATGTTTTGTCCTCATGCTTGTAGTCCCTGGCCTTGCCCAGTTCGGTGTTCAGCCGTAGCACCTCGTCCTGTAGTCTGCCTATCTCGTCAAGCAGTCTGTTGACGATGGCCACGTGTTCGTTCTGCAGTTTGATGATGGCGGCCATATTCGCGTCGCTGATGTTGCCCACGATGATGCCGGGCACACTGCTGCCCGTTCTGCACTCCTGTGTGTTGCCTCCGTCTTCGTTGGGCACGCCGTTGTCCGTGGTTGCGCATGCAGCCGCCTCCATGCGGTCGTCCCCAGGTATGGTGGATGCTGTTACCGTCACTTCCGTTGGATCCACGGCTTTACGTTCCCCGCGTTTGCGCTCATCTGTGTCTTTTGCGTAGCCACCGTGCGGGGCAATCTTGTCGCCCGTCTTGACCGGCATTGGTGCATGATCATTGTCCTTCTCAGCATCTTCGTTGCGGAAGAATGCAGAGAGTGGCACCTGGAAGCTGTTGCAGAAGCGTAGAATGCTGAGCACGGGCATGGCTCTCTCGCCTCTCGCCCACGCCTTGATTCTGTTGTTGCTTGATGTGGCAAACGCTTCGTTGATTACGCCACGTGGAATGTGCTTGTTGGCATCCAGCCACTGCTGCAGAAAACCATAGTTGTAATTGTACTTCATCTTTTTTATTGTTGTTAAAGTGTGTTAAATGTTCGATAAATTAAACGTTACGATTTGTTGTTCTATTTATTATAACTATCTTTACACCAAAATTAGACGTTGAGATTGATATGACCAAAGAAAATTGGATAAAAATCACCACACCGTTCTCTTCGTGGGGGATTTCCGAGATTTCCGTGAGTGAAAAGAAGATTTTGCAAGAGAATCTTGCAGAAAAAGGTTTTTCGCAGCCCACCTTTTACCTCAGATTCTTTCAGAAGGGTTTTTCAGAATGGGAACTTTCCGGTATTAAAAATCTCAAAATTCGATTTTTGGGATTGATAAATGAGCAAAATATTGAGGCTGGCAACATCAATACGGACGATACGTTCTACGAGAGCCTTGGACAGACCAAAGGGCTGCGCAATATGTTCATCTCCTTTATGCAGGAGAGAGGCATGAGCGCCGCCACCGTCATCAAGCGGTTCACGCTTGAGAGCTGGCGGCCTTGGGAACAGGAGGGCATCCGCGCCGTGCTGGAGCCATTCGTTGAGAAGTAGGAGAGAAGGAGCGAGAATCATGTGTGTGGCGTATTGCCGACACGCACATAAGACAGCATATAGGGTATGGTATTGGATATAACTTTTGACCTGGAGACGTGTGCGCTCTGTCCCACGGCGGCTGTGATGAGCATCGCAGCTGTGGCATGGCACAGAGCCGCAGACGCGACCCCCTTCATCGGGGATGAGCGTTTCTCGTTCCGCGCGAACATCGACCTCAAGTCGGCCTTCGTTGACGGATTTACGTTCGACGCAGGCACAGCGCGATGGTGGAGAAGACAGAGCGAAGAGGCCAAGAGGCATCTTTTTGCCGGCGGCAAGCAGGAGCACCTGCGCGCTGCCGTGGAACGATTCATCCAATGGATAGTCACCACCGCCCGTATGGCTGGTGCCGACGAGGTGTGTCTGTGGGCACAAGGGGCAGACTACGATCCAGCCATACTGCGCTATGTATGCTATATATATGGCATTGACTTCAACAAGGCGGCTCAGATACCTTATACACATGTGCGGGATCACCGTACCTTCTTCCTCGAGGGAGCATATCTGCTGTGTCAGAGCATGGGCGTTGAGTACCGCGAGGCTGATGCCTATGACCTGGTGGATCGCTACGAAGGCGAGGGGTGTCCCCATGACCCTGTGTATGACTGCAAGCGCAGCATATACTCCACGTGGCAGATGATGAAGCATCTGCGCTGCCTGAACATAAACCTAAAGGTGTAGGCGGTATGCGTAAGAAAGCCCGATGCGAGAGTGCGTTTGTGTATCATCGCCGCGCAAACAAGCCCGACGAGAGCTTGTATGTGGAGGACGTGGTGCCCATCTTCCCCACCAGGGAGAGGTCGGTGGCAAAGCGCTACTTCACCCACGACTACCACCGCGAGATAGCCTGGGCCCCCGATGTGCGCGGTGACTTTGACGAGCGCCCCGCGCTGGTATTCATCGGAGCAGGCTATACGCTTGTGCTGAAGGTGATGATGCTCCTGTTCGGCAAGAGTTCGCCTCTCTTCAGCGGTTTCCGTCTGTATCGCGAGGCTACCCTGTTCCGCAGGAACGGCAAGGCCAGCGAGAGGGTAGTGGTGGAGTTCTCCGGCTACCGCCATGCGATGATGTCTGCCGATGCCCTTGGCCTGGCCGTCTGCAACAGGATGCAGACCGAGTGCTGGTGCCGAACCCGGCAAGTGAAGCTGAACAAACTGTTAAATTTGTAAGAAGCAAAACATGTTTTACCATCCAATATTGAACCGTCTTGCAAACATCGACCTGCACCTTCTCGTGAAGCCTGCCAACGAGCAGCGCATCGAGGGTCAGACCGCATGTTTCTGCCCTGTCTGTAAGAGAGAGCAGGACGCGGATGAGGATGCCAAGCAGACTCCCCACTTCATCATCTATAAGAATGAGCGTGGTGGTATGTACGACGGCGCTGGCGTTGACGGCAATCGACTGGCAGAACATGGTGCCGTGAAGTGGAAATGCACCCGCACGGGTAAGGCTGGCTACGGAGCCATCGAGCTGTACGCAGCCAAGATGAACCTTCCGATGCACGGCTATAGTCTTCAGCGTATCTGCCAAAGACTCGTAAGGGATGTGTATGGCGATACCGACGAGGTGCGCCGTGCCTTCCCAGAGGTGTTTGCCAAGATGGACTATCGTACTCAGGCACAGCAGACCATCGAGACATTCTCTTTCATGCCGAAGACCGACTTCTCGCCACAAGAGCTTGCAGCCCTTGGGTGTGAGGTGACGCTTGACAGGGGGCTGCCTCGCTTCGGCTTTGGCAGTACGTTCACTCCCGACATGCTCAACAAGGACTTCCGTATCTATTCTCTTCTGAGCGTGACGCTGCCCGATGTGATACGCGACGGACAGCATGTGAGCGAGATTATCCATGGCACACCCTGGAATCCGCTGTTCGTATGCTTTGCCTCGCAGGAGATAGGTCCGCAAAACTCATACGGATGTTTCTTCCGTCCGGCAATGGCTGGGAGCGAACCGATAGTGTTCTCTACAGCCGAGGAGCACAGCGTGAGGAAGGTGAGCAAGTGGCTCATGGGCGACAACGTGTTTGTTCATGCAATGGATAATCGCAAGAGCGACAACACAGCCGTTCATGCTGCTATACAGAGGTTTGATCCCGAAGAAAGATATACCGAGACCCGTGAGGACTGGGAAGAGAATACGAATCAGCTCGGAGAACCTAAAGGCACGTTTAAGAAGATAGATGTCGAGATACCCACCGCCGAGATAAAGGCTCGTAATATCGTGTTTTGCCGCACACCCGAAGACGCATTGAGCGTGTATTATGCCATGCGTTCCTTGCGCCTTGACAAGGCAGAAGACCAGCATTTTCAAGATTTCTGTTGGTATCACGTGGCGTTCTCCATCGGACGGAGAAATTTCTGGTACATAGAGCGTGGTGAGTGGAAGCAGGAGAAACTTGACTTTAGCGGTGTGCAATATCAGAAGATGAACCGCTTTGCCGAGCACGTCATCATCCTATACCCTAACGACATTGCCTCTCAGCGTGACTGTGGAGCGATATGCACCAAGTTCAGTTCATTGTATTATGCAATGCTGCCCGAAGGTTTCCGCTCACGTTATTGCCGACGCTGGCAATGGCTATATGGCTGCTCTCCCCGAAGCGTGCGCGACTATCTGCTGACATACACTATGAATGCAGAAGAGAACTTCCAGTTCGACCACGATGTGCGTCTTCCACTCTACTCCCGATTGCGTGGAGCCAGGAACACGGAGCCATTCGAGATAGAATATCCGCGTGATCCTCGAAGTGGAAAGCCCAAACCACCTACATGCAAGGTGTCGCCTACGCGATTGTGGCTCTTTATGACTGCTCACGGATATTACCGCATGATAGACCCCGAGAGCACCGACCTCGTAGGGCAGTATATCCACCTGAACAAATGCTTCGTGGAGTATATCGATGCGAAGAGCATCATCCAGGCAGCAAAGACAATGCTTTTGGAATATATAGAACAGGCATGGCGACATAGCGACAACGAGCGACGCCTGATGTCCGACTGTGCCAATATGGTGGATAAGGCCTTCACTGAGAAGTCTGCCGGAGGTTTGCAGAGTATGGTGATAAACTTTGCCGATGCGTTCGATGCCAAGACGGAGTATTTCTACTTCAATAATGTGGCATTGAAGATAACGCCCGACAGCATCCGCACGGTGTCTTACGACGACATCAATTTCTTTATCCCCTCGCTTGCCAAGAAGCCGTATGATTTCACGATGCGGGTGTTCAAAACACCGTTCACCATCACCGAGCGACAGGAATACCGCGACCGCTTGGAAGCGATAGACAAGAAAGAGAAGATGCAGAATGAGGACGGGTCGTCAGTTTTCAGCTACACCGAGATAAAAAAAATGCGTGGCGACCTTATGGAATGGGCGCAAACATATCGTTGGGATGTCAACTGGCAAGGACAACAGGAAAAAGACCTTTGGCCTATCCTGCGTATCGTGCGTGGATTCTCCAATACTCTCTGGGAACGAGAAAAAGAAGCACAGCGCAACAAAGTACAACTTACCGAGGACGAAAAAGCCGTAATGAACGCTCATTTCGCCAATATGCTTTCGTGCATCGGACGTTTGTGCTTCCGTTCATGGGAAGGGATGAAGAACATAGCTCCCTATCTGTTGGAAGATAATATTCCCGACGAGAAACAGGCGGCAGGTGGCTCGGGTAAATCAGTGTTAGTGAACACAGTGGTAGGCTCGGCTGTAAACGTGCTGCCAGTGGACATGAAGGATTTTATGATAGTCACCGATGCTAAATTTGCCCTCACCGATTTGCTTCTATATCCAGGCAAGTATCGAGTGGTGCATTGGGAGGACAAACAGAAGAGTTTCCCTATGAAGTACTTCTACAACAAGGTTACTCAAGGCACAAAGGTAGAGAAGAAGTTTGGTGACCCTGTAGGCCTGAAGATGGACGACTCGCCCATTCACGTTATCACGAGCAACAGTCCTTTGAGCGATGACGACCCCTCGACCATCGGTCGTTTCCCTTTGGTTAGCTTTTCCGACCGCTTTGCGCGAGAGAATCAGCAGAAACACCAGCCGGAACGATCACCTTCGGAACTGATGAAAAACTTCGACCCAAACCCGGAGAAGCTCACTGACACCGACCGCAACCAAGCCATTTACATTTGCGCTCTTGCTGTTCAGTTCCTCATGCGCTATCACACCTTTGCCATTGCACCTCAAGGCAATGTACGTCGCCGTCAGATGGTGCAGAAGCTCACCGAAAGCATCGTGCGCTACTTCGAGTGGTTCTTCTCTCGCAATGAGGTGTATGGTGTGCCAATATGTACGGATGATATGTTCAATGAGTTTATGCGCGATTGGGCAGACGCTTCTGAGGGCAAGAGCAAGGAGTATAGCCGAGCCACCTTCAAGAAGAAGATATACGACTATTGCGAGAATATGTCGATAACGTGTAACCCCAAGCACCTCTTCGAGAACGAGAGCGACAAACAGCGCAAGTGCTTCAAGCTGCAGGCATGGGTTACGCAGGAGTACTTCACCGGTCGTGAGTGGGAAAACGACAACACCATCGAGCCGAAGTTTATCCGCTATCTGCAAACTTCCAAGCACGTGTTCTTCTTCTACCGCCCAGGCAAGGACGCGATACCGAAGGATTACCGAGAGCTCAAGCGCATAGCAAAAGCCTTTGCCGAACAGCCCGACCCGCTGCCATACCGTGACGATGACGGCAATATCGTACAGCTTACCGATGAAGAGAAGGAACGCTGGGAGAACAATAAGACGCGCAAGCAGGGCAGGCGCATGGCACCTCCAGCAGCAGTCACCACAGCCACGGCGGAAGTGCCGGACATAAAGGAGGAGGACCTGCCGTTCTGACGGGCGGAAAAAGTACCTATAGGTTCTTGGTTGCTCTTCCAATAGGTTCTTGGGTAGAGTTCCTGGAGGTTCTTGTATAGAGAATATGGATGTAGAATTTTTAAGTGATATAGAGATGAAGAAAGTAATGCTCAGAAAAGACTACCAGACAGAGGTAGTGCCAGTGGCCGATGCAGTGGGCCGTTATCTGTCAAAGAATGCAGCGCACTCATGGACCGAGACGTTCATGGATGCCGACACCAAGGAAACCGTTCAGATAGAGCGCAATGAGATTATTGTGCATCGTGGGCAGATGGTTACAGACAAGATTCTCAGGGAACTGGAGGAACAGGAAATCAAGGAGGTGGAGGTCGCCGACATTCCTCATCGCGCCCAGGAGCGCATCTCGTTCGGAAAGATTGTACACGTCAAGGTCACTGTGCGCAATGAATGGGGTGACACAGCCGTGCTCATCGTGCGCAGCGACTCGTTGCAGGGTGCGCAGAACCTTGCTGCCGACTATGCCGAAGGAGCCGTAAATGACATCTTCAAGACGAAGGATGCCGACTCTGTTGCCGTTATCAAGTCAGAGATAATCGAAGGACTTCAGTTTATCGGTCGCACCAGGGAAGACATCGAGGCCGAGGAGGCCGCACTCGAAGAAGATGCCGATGCCCCTGTAAAGGAGCCGTTCAAGGTCAAGGCTTCGTTCATCGACGCAGAGATATATGATCCTGACAGCAGCTCAAGGTCAAAGTACGGCGTGCATACCAAAGAGCTATTCGTAGTGTGGGCCTACGATGTGGTGACAGCCAAGAATATTGTGCTCGACTATATCAAGCACAAATTCGTCACCGTGTGGAACGAGCGCGAGACTCTTCGCGTGATAGGTGCCACGCAGTTCTACGCCCATACCTATGTGTCTGCTGAATACTGCAACGAGTACATCGAGGACGAGAAGCTGCAACTGGCAGTGGAGGAGTAACGGCGCATGTGTAACCACATCAAGCATCGAGTATGAAGTTATACCGATATATGTCCATCGAAGAATGCTGTCAGTTGGTTCGTGGCGAGACATTAACAAACACAACCGATCATAGCAAGACTCGCGGCACAGCAAGCACGGCCAAAGGCTTCTGTTTCGGTATCGGAGATTCCGAGCAGGCAAAAAAGGACTTACGCAGGTTGCGTGGAATTATCCGTGCCGAAAGGCTTCTGGTGTTCGAGCCAAAGGACATTTCTAAGTTCACGCCGTGCCAGGGTCGGTATGTTGATTACGAAAAGATAGATTCCGAAGGTAAGTGCGTTGACGACTATCCTTTAGGCGGAGAACCTTGCAGGATGTTCGACGAGTATTGCATTGAAAGTTATTCGTTGGACGACATTGAGGGCGTTTATTCTATTTCCGAATGCTCAGTCTGTCCCTGTTACTCTAAAGAAGCATTAAAGTTTTATGCCTATTTGATGCGCTTTATAAGATAATACAAACAACAATAAACAATAAATAATATGGCAAGCTACAGTGGAAATATTGACCTGCTCTCGCTCAGCGGAGCGCAGGTGTATAAGGGTATCGATGCAAAGAACCCCGAGAGAGCGTTTGTCTGCATACCCATCGCTACAAACGAGATTAAGGTGGAGGCTGCCGCCAACAACCCTCAGCGGATGCTGGCTAAGATGCGCGTGAACATCTGGCCTCTGAACGAGCAGTACAAGAACCGTGTGCGGCAATCGGCACAGGAGCGTGGCAACACAAACGTGAACGTGCCTACGCATGAGATGCAGCTGTCCCTCTCCACCGAACACATCAAGACGGTGGTGAAGATGTTCCCCAAGCTCGTGGAGCAGGTGAAGGAGGCCAACAAGGAACGCGACCCCGAGATTGTTAACCAGGACCCGACCGACGAGAGTTCACACCTCTTCAAGGCCATCCGCCAGCGCATGAACAAACGTCTGGCCATGCTCTATCAGCCACAGCCCACGCAGCCCTCGCCGTACCAGCAGCCCACGTATGCCCAGGCAGGAGCCGCCACCGGCTATGTGGCACCCGCACAGGGAGCAGAGCCCGACTTCGGAGGCTACAACCCAGAAGACGACCTTCCATTCTAACCCATAACAACAGATAAGAAAATGAAACTACAGGCTATATCTTCAAAGGCGCTCTCGGCAGCGCTGGGAGTGTCTGCAAAATGTATGCAGAAGCGCAATGCCATGAGCATCCTCGACTACGTGCTGCTGAGCATGCGGGACGGACGCTTTATGTTCACCACATCCACCACCGAGTCGCAACTCACCATCCCCGCACCCCTCACACTGACCAGCGGCACGTTCACGGCACCCGTGGCGCTGCCCATCGGCAGCATCCTGTCCTTCCTGGGGGCTTTGCCCGACTGCGTTGTGAACATGACGCTGGAGGACAACCACTCCCTCGCGCTCGACTACTGCATGACGGTGCGCGAGCAGGTGAAGAGCGGTAGGGTGGTGCTGTCCTACATGGACGGCACCGACTTCCCGCAGATACCTGCCCTGGCACAGGAGGGGCAGACCAGCATCGTCCTGCCTGCGGCCGACTTTTTCGCCGCTGTCAACGACGCGCAAGCCTTCTCGTGCCGCGAGGAGGTGAAGCGCATCCTGAACTCGCTGTGCATCGACATCTCAGAGGACCGCTCCACCTGTTACTTCGTGGCCACTGACACCCGCCAGCTGGTGAAGAAGACCTTTATGGGCAGCGACTTCTTCCGTGCAGGAAAACCCTGCAGAATCATCGTGCACAACCGCTTCTTCCGTGCTCTGTCTGCCTTTGCCGGTGAGGGAGACATCAGCATCGACACCGATGGCAACAACATCCGCTTCCAGTCCGACGACACAGAGTTCGTGTGCAAGGCGCTGGAAGGCAAGTACCCAAACTACAACGCCATCATCCCCGTGGGCAGTCCGTACTATGCGGTGTTCGACGCCAAGGAGATGGCCGGTGCCATCCGGCGTGTGAGCATCTTCAGCGACAGCGCCACTCAGGCGGTGATGCTGCGCAGGGAAGGAGGCTGCCTGCTGGTTGAAGCCGCCGACACCATCAACGCATCGGTGGCAGCAGAGCAGGTCCTGCTGGAGGACGTGCAGTGCGAGGAAGGCTTCAGCATCTGCCTGGGTGCGCCCATGCTTCTCAACGCCATGAACACGCTGGACGGCGAGGTGCGCATGCTCTTCAGCAGTGCCGATAAGCAGGCGCTGTTTGTGGCCAACGAGCCTGTGGCTCCCGTACAGATTATCATCATGCCCATCAGGCGCATAGCATAAACAGTGCGGATATGGACGATACATTGCTTTTCATTCCGCCCTGCTGTGTGGATAGGAAGCTGCCGCAGGCGGTGGTGCAGGCTCCGGCCAGGGCGCTCACGTTCTACACGCACGGCGATGTGACGATGGAGAAGTTATACCGTGCCATCGCATTCCTCATCGAGGAGCCGCATGTGATGGTGCTTGCCATGCCCATTGTGCCTGCTGATGTGGCAGTGTTTCTGCAGCAGTGCTTTGAGCGCGGATGGATCACCGACCTGGTGCTGTCCACCAGCCGCGACTGTGCGGTGCTCGTGGACAAGTATCTGTGCGACTATACCCGCCATGTGCTCTACACTCCTGCCGACGATGTGAGCGAGGTGTCTTCGCACCTCGTGCTGTACTCTGCCGGGCAGAGCATAACCATCAGCGGACCCATGTATGAGCGGGCATACCCTGTGAAGCTGGCGGGCTACTCCCTGGCGTTCTATCCCCACCACGGCCTGTTCACCGACAAGGCCGACTGGGGCAATGCCCTGCGCAACATCCTGTTCCCCGACGTGCTCCGTCACAGGAAGGTGGCGCTCGGCAAGCAACCCAAGCAGGTGTCGGCAGCGCTCGACAAGTTCCTGCACCTGGAGTTCCCGACATATAATAATGACATATAATAATATAGAATAGCAATAGATATGAACATCCGACCTACCCAATCTTACACTGAACTGCGCCGCTACACCGAGAAATGGCAGTGGGACGACCCCCGCACGGGGCGCAGGACAACAGGCTACGTGCATCCACAGACAGCGCGGAACGTGCAGCGCATGCCGTTCTACATCAAGTTCCTCACCAAGAGCGGACATGTGGATGAGGGCAACTGCGTTTGCCTGTCTGTTGATACCCTGCGCCACCAGCGGCGGGTACAGTTCGTGGAGAGCGGTGAGATAAGGGTGGTCAACGATGTCCTGGTGCTCGAAGTAGATGGCACCAGATTCATTACGCATTAAGTTAATTATTACGTTGATTGTGGCCGTCTGACGGTCCGCGAGGATAGCGGCGGTGTTAGTTTTTCATACAAAAGATACTTCATTTTTTTTAGGTTTTTAGAGGCTCCCACGGTCTGTGAAGATATAGGGAGTATTTGTTGAACATTAAACTATAAAACATATACATTATGATTACAAGAACAATCAAGAGAATTTGGAATTTTATTCTCAGCGGTTTCAGTGGTCGTCGCCTGCAGAAAAGAATGCTGCAGGGATTTGCCGCGCTTGACAGAATAGAGCGAAAAGGCCTTCTGACGTGGATTCGCGAGGGCAGATACCTCCTGCTCGAGCAACCATTTACCACTTCGATTCTCGCTACGGGAAAGAAGGGAGCCAAGAACATCTTCACGATGGTGGCTCTCTGGCAGAATTTCCACATCTTCCTGGAAGCTGCCGAGCAGATACGGCTCGAGACTGAACTTGCAGCCGTGCGCAAGGCAAAGAAGGAGCATCCCTCGTTGACCAATGAGGACATACGCCGCATACGCATGAATGCCCGCAACAACATGCCCGAACTGGACCCTGACAAGATAGATTATGTCCGCGAGTTCGACCTGTTTGTCATCCGCTCGTCGGCACCCTCGGCACAGGATGCCACCGAGGAGAACGGGCAGCTGGTGGCACTCGGCCATTTCGATGGCAAGGAACTGCAGATGGCCATGTATGAGGATGTGAAGTACAACCTGATGCGCGGTGAAGATGAAAATAATTAGGAAAATCAGAGAGGCGCTCATCCACCTGCTTGGTGGCGTCACGCAGGGCGAGAACGAGTACGTGGGCAACATCATGCACGACCTGGGCCGATACAAGTGCCTGCGCGAACTGCAGGGGTATGCCGATGACCTCAACGGCAAGCCGGGCGACGAGTGGAGCCATGCGATGTACAGGCACATCAGCGAGGAGCTGTGCCGCATGGAGGGGCTGCTGCCCGATCCCGACGAGGAAGGAGCGCACCCATGCTGAGAGAGGTGCGGATGTATGCCGTCGTGTGTGACCGATGCGGGCATGAACTGCACGACGGAGACATCATAGCCTGGCCCGATGAGGAACAGGCTACCGCAGTGGCGCACCTCTCGGGCTGGGAGGAGGCGGCAGGCAAGTGGTACTGCCCCGACTGCTACACACACAGCGAAGATACCGGCGCATTGCGCCCCAGATGATAGTTATACAAAAAGAGAAAAGAACATGGAAAAAGAACCTATCACACAGATGGAGTTTGACCGCCGTATGGTGGCGCTCCGCGAACAGTATGCAGAAAAGCTGGCTTTAGTGAGGAATATCAGAGAGGGCATTCAGCGTGACAAGTATAGCATTCAACAGCAGATACACGAGTTGAAGGCGCAGTATATGAAGACCTGCTGTGACCTCCACGAGGCAATCCAGGTGGAGGCGAAGACAAGGAGGGAGGAAGCCGACTGCCGACGCGCACTCCTCGAAGCCTTCTACCACCAGCACAAGCCGCAGATGTACCAGCCGTTTGACAATCGTATGGCATATCATGTACGACAGTCGGTGCTGAATGCCCTGCGTGAGGCGCTGGACGGCAAGTGCGACACAACGAAAATTCAGTTCAATTACACCTTCGGCCCCAACGGCGAGGTGGAGTTCAAAACCGTTATTCCTGAGATAGAGATATGAAGTACGATGATTTCTGAAAGGGGCTGCAAGCCGTCTGCCCCGATGTTGATGCGGCCAGGGCGAAAAAACTGTGCGATGGTATGGTGGATGTTTTTGCCGACAACTACATGCAGGGAGGACTGACGTCCAGAGAGTTTTTGCTGGCCGTGGCTATTGCGGTTGTTCCTACGTTGGACATCCTGAATACCGACAGAGAAAAAGCCCTGGGTGCGCTGTGCGAGCTTCTGCACGCAGTAAGCAAATCTCTACCCAAACAGGAAAGCAAAGAGAACTGATAATATATATATGTGTATATAGTGTTGATGGTTGCGAGCTGCCCGTGCAGGGCTGGAAGCAGCGCCCAATCGGGCAGCTCGTGTTAACGAAAAGCCGTTTCCTTAACATGTGCGCAGTGACGTGTTAACGAAAAGCCGTTTCCATGAACACAATCCGAATAAAAAAAGCAAGATTATGATTGAAATGCCTACAGAGACAAAGATAAGAAGGAATGCCGTGCTCACCTTTGACGACGGAGAGCGGCAGGCAGTGACGCTCGACATCAAGCCATCTACGCGAGGCATGTGGCAGCACCAGCTTGAGCGCGACATCAGGCACCAGCTCAACGCGGGCAGCGTGGGTTTGGTGCACAAGGTAGTGAAGGTGCATCTTATGCGTAACTAAGAGAGGTGGTATGGGATTCAATGGAACGAAGACACCGTTGAAGCCTACGGGCAAGGCAAAGTACCAGGTGCCGAAGCGTCGGCATCCAGAGCGCGGATATATGGAGTACTGCCTTGAGGGTGAGGTGAAGGAGAAGTTCTGCAAGCTGTTCCCCATACACTCCAACCGCCGCATGATGGAGTGGTTCGGCATCTCGTTCGCCACTCTCCAGCGCTTCAAGCGTAAACTGGGTCTGGAGAAGAACATGAAGGCGGTGCGCCGTGAGCAGTCACGTGACACCAAGCGGATATGTGAGGCCAACGGTTACTACGCATCGCTGCGCGGCAGGACACCGTCTGAGGCCACGCTCGAGGGCACCCGCCGCTACAGGGCCACTCATCCGCATCCGCTGGAGATTCTGAAGCAGAAGAACATCCGCAAGTACCGCGAGTTCATCAAGCGGCGTTCCGAGAGGATGCGCGAACTGAGGCGCATCGAGACTCTGCGTGAGAAGTACGGCCTTGAGCGCAAGACGCGCTTCAGGTGCAAGACCATTTCGCCCAATGGCAGTGCCCAGAAGCATCTGATGATAAAGCTCCACAACTACTTTGCCGATGCCGACCACGTGACCTGGGTGTGCTATGACAGTCAGACAAGGCGCTCTCCCCGCATGGAGGCCACGGCCATGCGTCACGGACTAAGGCTGGTGGAGGGCGACGAATGAGTAACAGTTAAAATTTGAAGGATATGGATATGGATATGGATAAGAAGAAGAGAGAACAGGGGAGGTTGGCAGTGTCGATGTTCCACGGCGCATGCACCATGCTTGCGACACTCGTCAATGAGCAGTTGTTCGAGGGCAGCCGCTCGTGGTACTGGGTAGCCGATGATATAGGGGGGCTGTGCGACTTTGAGGACAGCGACTTCCTGTCGCCCGAAGACATGGTGCGCATCATTGAGCACCACCTGACCTACGACGAGTATGCCGAGTGGCGTGATGCCAATCTGGGAAAAGAGGAGTACATCAATCTCAGGTCGTGGCTCAAGGGAGCGCGGCATGAGATGCTTAATAACAAAAACAATTATGAAGACAAGGCAAGCGAAGAAAATAGTTAAAGCAAGTTTTACTTACTTACGCTATTTGGTTGTAAAAAACCGCGCGAAGGAATACCGCCCATTGCCTTATTGGTCTCACGGCTTCCCGGATGCCCCGTATTGGGACATTGAAGCTTACAAAGAACGTGCTAATTCACGTTTCCGCAAAGCCCTGAAGGTTACACGCAAGTTTGGCAAAATGGTTTATAAGGTTGCGTGGGGAGGCATGATAATCTATTAGAGGTAATATATTGAAGTAAGAAAAAGAGAATCGTAATTTTCATTCTTAGAACTTTTGGAGGGGCAGCCGTTGTGATAACGTCTGCCCTTCGTGGTGCTTGCCGGCGCGGATTTTCTGCGTGTACGGCTGTCCGTATCGGGAACAGGCTTTTTCTCATTTTTGCAACAGAAAAAGACAATACCATGCAGCAAGCGCATAACATTTACTTAACCAAGTTCCAGCAACAATCGCTCTATATGGGAGCCAAAGACGAGCGGGTGATTGCTGCCCGCCGTGTGGGTAAGACCGACGGACTGGTGGCACCCTACGTCTGGACGGCAAGCAACTCCATGCCTGGTATGCTGGGTGCATGGGTGGCAGTGTCGCGTCAGCAGGGCTTCGGCAAGACCATTCCGAGCACGATGGCGGCCATGGAGCGTATGTTCGGCTTTACGCAGGGCATCCATTTCGGTTGGGGACGACCGCCCAAACATGCCCGCGAGAGCATCTTCAAACCCAAGAACTACGACAACTACATCTGGTTTGCCAATGGTGCCGGATGGGTTCTTATATCCCTCTCACAGGTAGCCAGTTCCAACAGTTACACCTTCAGCGCTCTTGTGGGGGACGAAGCGAGGTTCTTTCCGCTAAAAAAGGTAACTGACGAGTTGCTGCCGGCTCTTTCAGGCCAGACGCATCCGTTGGGTGACATCAACTTTACGGAGTATAATCCGATGTATAAGAGCACGCGCTTCCTCTCGGATGCTGCCCTTACAGCCAAAGGGTCGTGGCTCGAAAGGGAGGAGGAGAAACTGGACCTGACCGTTGAGACGGGTCCATTCAAAGGCAAGACCTACAGATGGGTGCAGGAGCAGTTGGAAGATTATGCCAACAAGGTGATACGCTACAACGACCTGCTGTATAATGCCAAGAAGACGGGTCACTCGGTGCATGTGGTGCCGAAGGAGCTGCGCACGATGATCCGTGCCGTGGCTCTGAAGATGATGAAGCATGAGGGGCAGTTCAAGATTATGCCCAATCACGGCCAACACGTCACAAAGGGTATGGTGGAGATGGCTGTCAACTATAAGCTCATTCCGCAGGACGATGCCGAACTGGTTTACGATTACGAATACCTTATCACGCCAGAAGAGGATTTTGAGATGCAGATGTTTCTGCGCTCAAAGAAGTTCTCTGAAGGCTATCTGCGTGAGCTGCGCCGTGTGGCTTTCTGTGTGCGCCGTGCGTCATCGCTCGACAATGTGGATATTCTGGGTGAAGACTATATCCGTCAGATGAAGCGTGACCTTCCTATCTACACTTTCGCGGTTTCCATTCTCAACAAAAAAATCCAGAAGACGAACGATGGTTTCTACTCCAACCTCGACATCGACCATGTTCACGGATATATCCCAGATGAAATAGACCCTTTATCATCTGCCAAATTTTCCACGCAAAAGGTGTCGGGCATCATCGGTGGAAGGAAAGTTACAAGCGAGAGCTACCAACCCGACTTCAAGGAATTGGGCGAGCGCAACGACTCTCGCATGGACTCCGACTGCATCAACTCCCTTCCCCTGTATATAGCGATCGACTACAATGCCAATATCAATACGCTGGTGGTTGGCCAGAGGTACGAGCGTGACGGCATGGAGTGCTTGAACGTCATCAAGAGCTTCTACGTGAAGAACGAGCGCAAACTGCGTGAACTGATAGCCGATTTTTCGGATTATTACGCACCGAAGCGAGCCATCAACCGCGACGTGACGTATTTCTATGATGCTACGGCCAAGCAGGGAGCCTCGTATGCTGCATCAGACGAGCGCTTCTACATGACCGTGATTGCGGAACTGGAGAAGCGCGGCTGGAACGTGACGGCCATAGATATGGGTGCTCCCGAGAAGCACGAGGTAAAACACAAGATCATCAACGACGGCTTGGCTCACCTCTCCTATCCTGCCATCCGCATCAACCAGGTGAACAATCCCGACCTTATCATTGCCATGCAGCTGTGCGAGGTGCAGATTTCATATAAGGGTTTCCATAAAGACAAGAGTCAGGAAAAGAAACCTGAGAGCGAGGACACGCTACCCCTGCAGCAGCGTACCGACTTCACGGATGCCTTCGATACGCTGTACTTAGGTTGCAAGTTCTTCCTGGGCGGTGGCGGTTGGTTCGTGCTGCCGAGTGGAAGGTGAGTTGTCGGCAGAGCGTGGAAGCTGGAAGAAAGTTGGTGCGAACTTTCTTCCAACTTTCACACCCCGTGCTGCAGCCGTATTCTTCGTGCATATCCCTTCTCCACCAACCCTTCCTCCGTCATCTCATTGCCGTCGGCATACCATTTCCCGTTGACCAGCGTCACGGGACGGGTGAACGTGAGTGCGTGTTGCGCTTTGCTGCACCTCGTCAGTGTTTCCTCGAGGTACGCGATGAAGTTATCTTCCATTGTGTATCGTGTCAGTTAAACCATTTCACTATTGTCTCGCCTTTGTACCCCTTCTCCCATACGAACCATGCGTAGGCCGCTGCGCTGCTGCCGTACCTGTCGAAGTCGCCATTCATAGCGCATTTCAGTCGTGACGAACTTACCCAAACGCGGATGGGGGGGGGGGTAGATTTGAACAGCGCGTGTCGGGCTTTGCCTTCCAGGAAAGTCAGCTTCAGGAACATCGCCACCTTCTTACCTTCTGGAATGATGCTCAGAGCCTTCTCCACAAACTGCTGCGCATATTTGTAGGGCGGATTGGTAACGATGTTGCCGTCCCACGCCAAATTATCAATAGCGAGAAAGTCAGCCACCTCGCCATAACCTCTATCCACAAGGTCGCGGCTCACCACCTCATACCCTGCTGCCTCCAACACCCTACTCATGTGACCCTCGCCACACGAAGGCTCAAGAATCCTGCCCTCAAACCGCTCCAGTTTGCACAGCCATTCCGTAGCTTTCGGTTCTGTGGCATAGTAATCCTCCCGCTGCCGTTCCGCGTCCGTATGATTGCTTGCGCCCAACGTCTTGAATACAGCGGCCGAACCGCCTACCCAGTCCTTTACCATTGTGAACCTCCTTTCTGCATTTAATTGAATAGTTCATATCTTTATGAATTTGTTACTCATTTACCCAACCCATCAATGGTTTTCACCCAACCCTTCAATGGGTGTTTTTTTGTTAAGAGCCGACTCTTTTGATGAAAAGAGCCGACTCTTTTGATAAAATCAATCGGCTCTCCGTTTTTTTTTGTGCTATACCTATTGTTTTCTGAAACTATACCTATTGTTTGCCTATAGGTATAGGCATCCCTCAAGCCAAACAGATACTTCTGTTTACCTCAAACAGACACTTCTGTTTATGTTCCGCTCATTCCGTATCATTCGTCGGCTCAGGATTCGTCAATTCGCTTTCTTCCATGTGCCCGTGTCTAATCACATCCTCCTCGTCCTTCTCTTCCATATACTCGAAGTAGTCCGGCTCCTCCTCGCGCTTGTCGCCGAACATCTCGTCATCCTCTATCTCCTGCAGGTCCTTGGTGGTGAGACCATACTTGCGGGCCATGCGCAACTTCTCCTCCTCGGTATAGTTCACACGGTCGCGCTTCACGATGCTCACGTCCTGCGTGATGGCAATGCGGCTCATGTCCGGCATCTCGTCCGTAGCGTCGCGCTCCTCGTCGAAGTCCTTATACACCTTGGCAAGAGCCTCCATGCCCTTGGCCACGGCACGGTCGTTGTTCTGCTGCTTGCCCGTGCGGATGAGCCATTCTGCCGAACCCAGGAACATTGCCTTGTGGCGCGGACTCTCGTCGGTCTGGAAGAAGCGAATCAGATGGTTGCACACCAGCACGTCGTTGTTGAGCTCCGTCACGGTGCGCGGACAGATGTTTCCCTCGTCGTCCACGGTAATCTTCAGCGCAAGCACCATGGCCTGCGCGTCCCGTTTGCCCTGCGCGGCCTGGTTGAGGAACAACTCATAGTCGCGCCGTGCGATGTTGCGGCACACGGTGCGCGGGTCGATGTCGCGGTTCTGCGTCCACCGCTTATAAAACTCAGAGCACACCTGCATGCGGTAGCGCTGCTCCAGCTTGGGGAAAGCCGCCTCCATGCTCGTGCCGTAGCTCAGCCACTTGTCTATGCGGCTGAGGGTTCTCTCGGTCAGTCCTGACATATTTCGTTTCGTTTTCGGCAAATATAGTCTTTCTCCTCCCCACGGTGCGGACAGCGGTCGGCACGGCAGGGCTCGGCTCTGTCCGCTCCCCACGGTGGCATTGCCCTATATTTGCATCAGTAATAACCATTAAAAATAGAATACACATGCAAAACACTTTTCCTCTCCTGCGGATCGTGGCCTGCGCTCTGTCGGTAGTCTGGTGCTACGTAGCGCCTTCCCTCAATTTCATTGCCATCTGTTTCTTTGCCCTGCTGGTGGACTGCTACACGGCATGGAGATGCAACCGCCGCATCTATGAAAAGTACAAGGAGCAGCTGCAGCGCAACCCGAAGTACCTCCTCGGCGGCCGCCTGCGCTCCAAGAAGATGTGGAAGATGGTGCAGGACTTCACCGTGCTCATCCTGGGCATCTTCCTGGCCACATCCATTGACAACGGCATACTGGGGCACATGGGCGAACTGCACCTGGCCAACTATCTGGCTGCGCTCTATTGTGCCGTGCAGTTCGTGAGCATCCTGGAGAACGAGAGCACCTGCAACGGTGCCGAATGGGCCAAGGTGCTGCAGAAGATAGTGGCCGACAAGACAGAGCGCCACTACCACATCAACCTGAGAGAGCTCATGTACGAAGACCAGAAGCAGGAGGACGAGAATAAGGACAACGCAGACAAACAGCAGTGACCATGGCCATAAGCAATATCCTGGAACACTGGGCAAGCATCTATAAGCCCCTGTCCCACAAACCCGAGGGCAAGCTGGAGGAGCAGTCGTTCTTCCGCATCCGCTACATCGACCTTGAGAACATCTTCTCACGCAACGCCAACGTCATCCACTCGCCCAGCCTGCTCTACAGTATAATCACGACTGGCGAACTTGTTGACGCAAAGAAGGCCGTGGTGTCTCATCAGGTGTGGTTCATCGCCAAGGTGAAGGACACCCCCCAGACCCTTGGCCGTTACGACGGCAACAAGGCAGAACGCACAGCCACCGACCTCGCCGACTACTGCAAGGACCTCATAGCCTGGCTTATCGAGGTGAAGCGCACAGGCCGCTGCCCCGTGACCAAGCGCAACTTTGCCGAAGATGCCGCCGTGATGGCAGAGCTGCAGAGCATCGACACCAGTTCCATGTCCTTCGGTCTGGTGGGCGAAATCTATGTCGGCCAGTGGCTCGTGATGGGCATGGACTGGAAGAGCCTGCAGCCGCTCTATAACTTCGCCTGCGGCAGCAACGGCAAGTATATAGTGCCGGAGGAAGACGAGTCGGATGATAATGAAAAGTAAAACATCATGCCAAAACCCATACAAGCCCCAGCTTTTGATTTCAAGGACACCGCACGATGGTATCTTGGTGACGTATTGCGTCAGCTCAAGATAAACACCGAGACGCAGTGTATCTTCCCGAAGGAGATTTACAGCGGCTTTCGGGCCATCAACGATGCCCGTGGAGCACGCGGACAATGGCACGCCGATGGAGTGGGTGTGAACTCGTTCCAAGGCAGGATAGTGAACGACACGCCCGAAGGCTGGACCTACGAGTTTACCTACAACGACTATATGCGCTTTGTGGATATGGGTGTAGGTCTCGGTACTAAGTACAACGATGTGGATAGCGCACGAAAGGCCAACTACTCCCGCCGCTACGTCCGTTCATGGAAACGCTATGGAGCGGGTCGTTCACAGCGTCCTGCCATTATGATGGAGCTTCGACATTTGCAGTCGCGTATGCAAAACTATCTTGTAGATTTCTACGGCTACCAGGGTGAAGCGCAGATAATCAAGGCTTTCGAGGATTCGGATATTCATATCACACTCTAACAACGTAAAACAACAATAGCAATGGCAACACAAAGATTAGCAAAAGTAGTAATCACGGCCAATGCCTCTACAGCCAAGAAGGTATTGGAAGAGATTGACAATCTTGTGCAGAAATATACCGCCGACATCCAAAAAATGACTGCCGCAGGTCAGGCCAATACGGCTGAGTGTAAGAAGGCAGAGAGCACGCTAAAGGCTCTCTCGCAAGTGCAGCGTGACAATATCGAGGACACGAAGCGATTGGGCGAGGTGGTGCAAGACCTCGCCAACACAAAGCTTCGCGACCTTCGCCGTGCGCTCGGTTCGGGTAAGTCGGCTCTCGCAGGTCTTACCGGCTCGGATGCTGACCTGAAGAAGGCAGAGCAGATACGAAGCGAGATGAAGCAGGTGGGTGACGAAATCCGTCTGCTTGAAGGTCAGTATGTCAAGATAGCCGAAGGACTGAAGAATGTAAAGAACCAGTCGGACCAATGGCTCGACAAAGCCATCAAGCAGCAGCGCGACCTTGTTGGTTCATTGGAGAAGTCGGATGCGTCGTATCAGCAGAACCTCGCTACATTGAAGCAACTTGAAGCCGAGGAAGACAGGCGCAGGGGCAAGATGAGCGAGGCAGAGGCGCATCAGACTGTAACCAGTCAAAACGCTTCGGCCTCTGATTTGCGTCGTGCCAAGACTACGCTTACTGAAGCACGCGATGCTACTCCTACTAAGCTTACAGGAAACATTGAGGCTTATAACAACGAGCTTCAGGAGATAGATAAGCGACTGGAGGCTGTGTCGGGCAAGGCACAGCAAGCCACAATGAGTTGGAAGCAGATGAAGCGTGTGTTGTCTGAACCCAACAAGGCCTCTGGCGAAGACATCAAGCGCACGATGGAAGTCATTGCCCAGAAGATACAGCAACTCCCTGCCGGCGGTAAGTATGTGGCTACGCTCCGTCGCCAATACGTCATGCTCGAGCAGACCCTCAAAGGCACCCGTCTGTCGCAGAGTGCTCTCAACGACATTCTTGCTCGCAGCAAGCAAGGCAAGGCTTCCCTCGACGAACTGCGTCGTGCCTACAAACATCTTGAAGATGAACTGAACCAAATCAACACCAAGAGCAAGGAGTTTGCCGACAAGCAGAAGTCGATGAAGGAGCTGAAGAAGAACATCGACGAGGCGACGGGCGCAGTCAACAAGCATGGTGGAGCATGGCAGACAGCTTTGAGGAACCTTGTTGCGTATGTAGGCTTGTTTGGGGCATTCAATATGCTCAAGTCGAAACTTACCGACGCTATAAATCTCAATCTGAAGTATTCTGACTCGTTGGCCGATATTCGTAAGATCACCAACTATTCGATGGGTACGGTCAATGAACTTTCGCGCATGCTGGCAAAGATAGATAGCCGTACAAGCCTTGAGGGCCTGACACAGCTCGCCTACGTTGGTTCTCGTATGGGTATGGGTAAGTACGGAGCAGAAGGTCTGTACGAATTTGCCAAGGCCAGTGACCGCGTAAACGTTGCACTTCACGAGGATTTGGGCGATGATGCTATGCTCACACTCTCCAAGTTTGTCGAGACAATGGGTGAGGTTGAGAATCATGGTGGCAATATTAGTACTGCCTTTGATTCTGTGGCAAGTTCGATTTTCAAACTTGCAGCTTCGAGCACATCTAACGGCGGCAGCATCTTGGAATTTGCGAAGCGCCTAACGGGTTTGGCAAAGGTCACTAAGGTGACGAGTGCCCAGCTTTTGGGTCTTGCATCGGCTTCCGATTCTCTCATGCTTATGCCCGAAGTGGCTTCTACTGCTTTTGGTAAACTCCTCAGTAGCTTGTGGACCAATTATCACAGCATCGAAAAAATGCTGGGTATGCAGCGCGACTCCTTGAAGGGTATGATAGAGGAGGGCAGGACGATGGATGCTTTGGTTACTGTCTTGAAGAACGTGAGCGACAAGAACCTCAACTCTATGGATGAATACTTCAAGGAGTTTGGTTCAGACGGCCAGCGATTGAAGCAGGTTGTTGTCACTATGGCACAGAACGTGAACGTCCTGGAGCAGCATCTTGATACTTCCAACGAGGCGTACAGAGAGGGTACGGCCGTAGTGAAGGAATACAGGATACAGCAACAGACCGCACAGGCCATTCTCGAGCGTGCCAACAACATGTGGGAGAAGGCGTTTGTCAATCCTGAAGGAATTGATTCGGTAAAGGAGATGGCGAAGATGTGGTACAACTTCTCTAAATCACTTACCCATTCGCAGCCGTTCCTGTTGTCGGTTCGTTTTCTTTTCGTTGAGCTAACCATTGTCGTTAGGATGTTGCTTTCTGTACTCCCTGGACTGGTAGCATATCTGGGCACTCGTGGACTGGTAGCAGTGTTCTCCAAACTGATACCTTTATTTACGGGTTTGAAGTTCGCTACGATGGCAAGCAATATAAAACTTGCCACTAAAGCTGTTATGGGTGACGCATGGGCTGTCCGCATACTTACGCTACGTTGGCAAGCCCTGAACGCGGCCATGAAGGCTAATGTTATTGGTCTTGTGTTGGGTGTGGTGACATCGCTCGGTTTTGGTATATACGAACTGTTCTCCAACACGGAAAAGGCTACTGGCTCGATGAAACGCTTTGACGGTTCGCTGAAAGGCGTGAAATCTCAAGCCAACCAAGCCGTCGGGGAACTCGACGCTTACTACCATGCCGTTAGGGATGCACAGAAGGGAACCAATCAGCGCACAGCTGCCATAAAGCAGTTTAACGAAAAGTTCGGCTCTTATCTCTCTAATCTTATAACTGAGAAGTCAACCGCAAAGGACTTGGCAAAGGCATATCGTGAGGCTACCGATGCCATTAGGGCGAAGATTTATCTTCAGATGAAGGAGAAGGACATCCAGGAGCAATACACACCACGTGTGGGATGGAGCCTTGATAGACTTAACGAATACGGCAAAGTGGGCAAGGGTACCGATAGTACGGATTGGCTCAAGGCTTACGAAGCCGATTCTCGTGATAAGGGCATGCGCTCCATTGCCAAGGAGCTGGCAAAACGCTTTAAGACAACAAATACTGCAGAGGTATTGAAGTCTTATTTCCGTGGTGACGAGAACCTGCGTTTTGATTATCGTAAAACTCTCGACAAATACGGAAATACAACTCTCGATCTGACACGTGCGGGTGAAGGCGATGAGAAACTCTTTAGGGCTTTAAGGTATATAGCGCAGACTCGCTCCGCCAACAGCTCAATGAGTAAGATCAACAAGAAGTTCGGTCCGGTTCAAAAGGAAATTGATGATTTCCTCACCAAAGACGACGGGAAAAACATCCTCGTCGATAATGATGATGACAAGAAAAAAGGCAAAGGTGATAAAAATCCTCTCCCTAAAGAAAAGAATATTGCACAAGACCGCGCCAATGCGCTTATCGCCAACATCAAGGCATTCTATGAGGAACAGATGCGCAAATACCTGGAATGGGTGGCTCAGATGAACGCCGATGGAGAAAAGATTAGCGAAGGACAGCAGAAGGGACAGATGGATTATCTGCAATCGCAGATGGATCGTGCTCTTGGTGCGGCCCGCCAATCCATTGCCACCCTTGATGACGGATGGAAGGAGGTTTATTCCCACATGAACGAGGATGTGATGGTTTTCGACGACGAGACTTCCAAACAGTTGCTCGAGTCTATTGGCAAAGCGGATATTAGTGAACTTCACAAGTTGTTCACCAAACTGTCCGGCGACCTCTCTCGCGAAAACAATAAGACTCTTGCAGAGAACCTCGGCGCATTGCTTGACCAGCTATTTGCCAATGGCTCTAAGGAATTGCGTGAGGCAGCAGAGAAACTGCTTGCTCGTCAACGCGAGATACAGAAGATCTTGAACGAGCACGACTATACGGGTGCTGTTAATCGCAATACTCGTAGTGATTTCGACCGTTTGGGCTTCTTGCGTCCTGCAGATGGTGTCAATGCTGATACTCCCGAAGGTCTTGGCAAGATGAATGCTGCTTTCGACAAGTTGACTGCCAAGGCACGCGAGTCTGTTATCGTATTGTACAGTCTCAATCCGGAAAGCAAGGAATTTCAGCATCAATTCCTTCAGTTCCTGTCTATAGCCAATGACGGTTTCGATTTCTCTGAACTCAAAGCGCAAGACCTCAAGGCTCTTTATCTCGAACTTATAAAGTATAGCGACGAGTACGAGTCGGCCAGCAAGAAGCGCGATGATGAGCGCAAGAAGCTGAATGACTATGCGTGGTCGAAAACCGACTTCTCTAAGGGATATAATATGCTACAGCCCAAACTGGAGCAGGATGTCGCTGTTAAGGGTAGTTATCGCAATGTCGGTCAGCGCATGGGTATGGAGTCCGTGTCGGCTTCCGACCCCGAACTTGAACTTCTGAAGGCCCGTATGGCATTTGCTCAGGAATACTACAAGTTCCTCGAAGAGCATAACGCTACCGAACAGCAGCTTGCCGATGCTCGCAAGGGTATAATGTCGGAACAGGCTAACTACGCAAAGAAGCTCACTGGGGACATGTTTGAGCAGTACAATTCGCTCCTTACTTTCATGGGACCGTTGCAAACCTTTGGTGAGTCGGTAGGCGATGCTTTTGCCACTATGACCGAGAACGCTTCCGAAGGACGCAAGCAGTTGAAGTCTGCCTTAAAGCAGATGATAAAATCGTTTGCCACCAGCTCCTTGCAGATGATTAGCCAGCAGCAGATAGACCGTGCGCAGACCACCGCACACTATGAACAGTTACTTCTCATGCAGCAGGTGTTTGCGCAAGCCAAACTTCAAGCAGAGGTCGCCAATGGAACTGCAATGATTGGTGCGAAGCAAGCAGCCAATTTGACCGAGGAACAGCTTGAAGGTATTCACCAGCAAGTGATGGCAGCCCTTCGTTCGGCAGGTATCTTTGGATGGTGCGTCAGCACTCTGGGTCCTATTGCCGGTCCTATTGCTTATGGTGCAATGATGGCAACCCTCATGGGCTTGCTCAGTTTCGCTATCAGCAAGATAGGTGGCCGCGACAAATCAACCAATAACACCGCCAAGGCCAATAACATCAAGGTCACATCCGGCATGCTCACTTACGACTCTGGTAACGTGCAAGGCCTCCGTCCGTTCGTCAGCAACGATGGCGGTCTCTATTGGGCAACAGAGGACAACAAGCCACATCGCGGCGTGTCGCTCCTTACACAGCCCACTGCTACCACCATCAACGGACAGCCGTCGCTGGTGGCAGAGAACGGGCCTGAGATAGTCATCGGACGCGAGACCACCCGAGCCATGCAGATGAACAACCCACAACTCTTGAGAGCGCTCGTCAACTTCGACCGCAACTTCTCAGGGCGCAAGGCGTATGATGCCGGCAACCTGTCGGAGACGGCCACCGCCGACCCCACAGGTACATCCGTACAGGAACTGATAGCCAACAGCGCCATGGCCAATATGGCTCTCCAGGAGGCTGTCACCACCCTGCTGAAGCGGCTCGACGCGCCCATAGAGGCCAAGATAAACATGTACGGCTACGGGCAGCTGTATGACAGCATGAAGAAGGCCGAACGCTTCATGCGCAACAAGTAGCCGCCACACCACGCAAGGTAACTATTCATCCGTTACGCCACACCACGCAGGGAAACTCTCAAGCCGTCATGCCGCAAGGCGTGGCGGCTTTTCCGTTGCATTCCGCTTGCACACCCCACACCCCGCACGGACCACGGAATCCCGATACAGACCCAAGAGGAAAGAATAAACTTCTGTCTCCAAAAGTCCAAAACCACAAACTCGCAGAACTCGCTGACTTTCGTGGACTTTATATCAGAACTACCCGTCAAAAGTCCATAAATCCACCCAAAACGCCTACTACTATATAAAAATTCCGCCAACTTTTCTCCTCTTGCATTTTCAAAAATCCCCAACCCTAACCAATTAGTCAGTAGCATTGACGCCTATGGCTTAAATAGCTGACATTAGGAATGATACAAATAGGAAAAATAAGGCACAGAGCAACGAAAAACGCTGTAAATACCTATATATTCATTTTCTTTCCTTTATTTTTTGTTCCTTGCGCTCGCTATAGGATATAAAAAAATCTCCTATTTTTGGACTTTACATGTATAATACGCAAGAAATCAAGAAGCTAAATCACTTTTCAGAATATTCAACGTGCGGTCACATGGTGGATTCCTTGTGGACAATAGAAGCATTTTCTGAAATCATGGACTTTTCGTTTTTCGTCATTTTTGGGAAAAACGGACGCGAGTCCGTAAATCTGGACATCTGATAAGCCAAAAGTTCAGATTGCTGTTTGCTGTTTTGGACAGCGGCGTTAAGTGCTAAAAAATCTAAAAAATAGTACCGAACACCACAAAAACCAATCTGGACATCTGATAATTCAGAAATAATTCTTAAATTTGCAACAAAAGAACCGCAAAAGCATGTTTGACGAGATTTGCTCTGTGTATAATGATGCGACCGACGCCTACGGGCGTTTCGCTGACCGCGAGACGGGCGAGTGCATCCAGCAGATGACCATCCGTGAGTTCTGCCTGACGGACAGGTGGAAGCCGTATGTGCAGCGCCTTCGTGCCATGCGTCAGGAGTTCGGCAGCAAGGCCAAGAAGATGCAGGAATACATCGATACCAAGAAGATGCTTCCCGGTGCCACGCTCAGCGGCCTGTTTGCCCTGTATGAGGATGACAGCCTCACCCATCCTGGGCAGCGCGTGATGGTGAGCCGCCGCGAGAGCCACCTGCTGCAGCACACGGGCTGGCTTGCCATCGACATCGACCTGGCCGACAACGCGCAGCTGAGCAACTTCGATAACATACGCATGGTGTGCCGCTTCCGTCCCGAGATAGGACTTCTCATGCGGTCGTGCTCGGGCAGCGGATATTTCGGCCTGGTGCGCCTGGCTTACCCCGACCGCCACAAGGAGCAGTTCAAGGCTCTGCTGCAGGAATATGCTTATATGGGCATCAGTCTCGACAAGGCATGCAGCAACATCGGGCGAGTGCGCTTTGCCTCGTGGGATGATCCCGAGCATATATATATCAATGAGGACGTGGTGCCGTATAGGGGAGTGGCAGACATGGTGGTGATAGCGCCATTGCCGAAGATGGCCGCAGATAACCAAAAGCGACATGAGGAAGCCCTTCCGTCCGACCACCGATTAGGACAGATTGGTGGTTGGAGGAATGATACGCCCGACATTGTTCTGCGCAAAGCCCGTGCGCTTGTCAACAAGATAGAGCAGAGGGGTGTGAACATCTGCGGAGGTCATGGCGATTACAGCGTCTGGCTAAAATGCGGGATGTCACTTTTCTGCATTGACCCCGTTGAAGGCTACGACATGTGGAAGCGGGTGTCTCGCTTCCGCCCGCTGGATGTGAACCATGGGCATAGAGATTCGGACTTCGTGTCTCCCTGGCGTTCGTTTGGCAACTACAAGGGAAATAATCCTGTCACCGAGAGTTCTTTTTTCATGCTCTGCAAAGAGAATGGTGTAACACTTTCGAGGGAAGATATGCGAGAAATTTATGACTAAAACACCTCCTATGCGTCCTTTACGGATGTCTTACGGTGGTCTTACGGTGGTCTTATGATTGTCTTATGATTCTCTACTGATTGCTCAAATGTTAAAATACAAACAAAAAACGATATATATGAACAAAGTATTTTTTGCAAAAGAAGGTTTGACAGCCACATCTGCCAACCATGTTGCAAACATGGCTAAAGAGTATGCGCAGCGCATCTCGGCGCAGGCTGATACCTTGCGTCTTTACACCAAGAGCGCACGTCTGCTTGGTGATACACAGCCGTCGATTGTAGAAGCCCCTCTTGACACCCTTGATGCTATTCCCGATGTTATACGTCGTGTAGCTCAGTGCAATGCTCTTATCGGTTGGCTGCGTGAGGCTATCAGCGAACGCGAGAAAGGTTTGAAGTCCGTGCAAGACTGCAACTTCATGGTGTGGGCTGACGAGCACAATATTACTCTTCCTGAAAAGCCGGTTGCTCCTGACCTGGTTTCCGATATTGACAAGGTGGGCAATGAGATTTTGAATGTAAAGGATCGCAACCGCTATATTGAGTTGAAAACCAAGATGGCGGTATATGGTAAGTATATTCATCCCGACGGACTGTTGCCTATGGCCTTGAAGAGAGTGTCACACCGTCTGGCTAATCCTACGGAGATAGAAGGAGAAGGCCGCGATATGGTCGTGTTCTCTTATAATGTTGAACCCGGTACCATCGACCGACTGAACATGATCTTCTTTCAGCTTCAGGGCGAATATCGGGCATTGCAAGCTGAGTTTAATGGTATTGAGCATCGTTTCCGCGTGGAAGCCGAAAAGGAGTACAGCAAGCGATTGGCTGAATACAAGAAGAAGTATGCAGAACATCAAGAAAAGATAAACAATTTCGATACCGAAATGTCGAGATTACAGACGATGTTCGTTGAGTGGCAACAGGAAGAAATCAAAGAGATAACGTCTCTGCGCATTATCATCCCTAACGACCTCCAGGGAATATATGCGGAGGTCAACGGTTTGTAAAACATAAAATATAATACGAGGTGGGTAAGGTCAGACTGAAGGTCTTGTATCGTGAAACTGACCCTCACACTGATAGCATACGGAGTTTTCTTTTTAGTGAATCATACGTTTTTCCGAAACGTGTCTCACGAGGTCATAGGTTCGAATCCTATCTTTTCTTTTCGGAAGAAAAGTAGCTCAGCTGGTTAGAGCAAGTATTGCGCAAAAATCACTCCGCAGTCAATTTCCCTATTCTGCTATCACTATCACCCGACTGCGGTGGCTATCACTATTGCCATCACTATCACAGAAGTGCCGTATGAAGAATGTGGCTCACCTCGTTTTCTATGCTCGATGAAACTAATTACGATTACAGGCCCGAGTGGTGCTGGGAAGGACACGGTGGCGCAGATGTTGTCGGGGATGACCGGCTGGCCTGTGCTTTGTTCTTATACCACACGCCCCATGCGCGAGGATGAGCAGGAGGGCAGAGAGCATCACTTCGTGGAGAAGTGCGATGTGCCCAAGGAGAAGATGCTGGCATACACGCGATATGGCGGCTTTGAGTACTGGACTACGGTGGACCAGATAGGCGATATAGCCATCTATGTGATCGATGAAGTGGGATTGGTGGACTTGAAGGAGCATCATCCCGAGATAGATGTCTATTCCCTCTACATCGGGAGTTCTGCAGCGTCACGCCTGGCCAGGGGTGTGAAACTCTCGCGGATCATCAGAGATGCCTCGCGCCCAATGTTGGAAAACAGACTCCGTTACGGTGGCTATATCCGCAACGGATATGAGAAGACGATGGACAAACTGCGCATGGAAGTGGCGATGTATGTATGCCGCCTGCCGTTCGTGCAGGACAAACTTTATCCGTCAGATGACGATCCCGGATTTTGCGATTGACATAAACAAAACAAAGAGAAAATATGAAATTCATATCACCGCATGTGGAATGGTGGCCACAGACCAATTATAAGAGCCACATAGCCCGGGTGGGCCGAATCTGCTATAAGAGTGCTGGGAAGCAGCCTCCTGCCAAGCTGACAGGGCAGGCGAGAGAAGATTTCCTCTACCAGCGCGACAGTGACATGTGCAGCGCCCTGTGGAACGCCGGACACAGGTCGATGTTCCGTCACGGCACGCTGTATTTCCATGTGCCGAGCAAAAAGGAGTTCCCCAGGACGCTGTGGTCTATAGTCAAGCATTCTCCCTACGTGGGCTGTACCGTACAGCACGGCCACGTGTTCGTCAGCATCAACCTCCAGTTTGCAGGCGAACATGGTGACGTGCGCGACCTCCTCGCCCCCTTCCAGGTGACAGAGCAGGAGTTCATTAGCCAGGCCACAGGGTACGGTTGCCACCGTGCGCTCGAGCTGCTGCGCATGACCCTGGTGGTCACTACACAGCGCATACAGGGCGAGTCGTACAACCGCAAATCGCCCAACTGCATAGCCGAGCAGAGCACACGCTACGTCAATCTGGACAAGAAGGGCGGTGTGCCGATATGCCGCCCGCACTGGGAGCGCAATGCCCGCTGGTACCAGCGCTGGGCGTCACACCTGGGCTACTGGGTGGCCGAGAAGGTGTATCAGTTCCTGCTGCACACAGGGCTGAAGCCCGAGGATGCACGCGGCAACCTCACGATGAACACCTACACGGTGTGTGCCTACACCTACACCCTGCGCGAGTGGCGGCACATCATGGACATGCGCCTGCGTGACCTGACGGGGCGTGCACACCCCGATGCACACATCGTGGCCGAGCAGATAAGCAGGATCATCAACGACCGCATGCGCCCGTATGTGGCCGATTACGAGATTTAATGTATTTTTAGTTTATGGAACTGAACGAATATCAGCAGCGGGCCATGCAGACGTGCCTGCCCGAGAGTGACAACCTGGTGTATATGCTTGCCAACCTGGTGGGCGAAGTGGGAGAGTTTGCCAGCAAGGCAGGCAAGCACATGCGCAAGGGCAAACTGTATGTCACCACCATGCCGCGCAACGAGCAGGGCAAGGTGCTGCACACACAGGTGTGGAGCGTGACCGAAGAGGAGCGTAAACTGATGCTCTCTGAGATAGGTGACATCCTGTGGCAGACAGCCGGACTGGCCAATGTGATGGGCGTGACGCTGGAGGAGGTGGCACAGGAGAACCTGGCCAAACTGGCATCGCGCCAGCGACGCAACGTGATAGCCGGAGACGGCGACGAGAGATAACGATAATGGGCATTATGTTTAGCAGATGAAGAAGACATCAGCACAGAGGGAGGAGCAGTTACGGAATCTGCCCACCCCATACACGTTCAACATGCAGGATGTGCCTGCCGAAAAGTACACGGACATCCTGAAGTCCCTGTTTGCCGACCCCGACTTCAAGCAAATGGTAGAGAAGCGCAACCGCCTGGTGCGCTCGGCGGCACAGATGCGCCCCGACACCTCGCAGATGAACAATCTGGTGCGCACCATCCAGCAGCATGACCGGCGCCTGGCCGATACCCTGTATGGTGTGCTCGTGCAGGCCAACCTGCGGTCGGATGTCACCTATGACTTCCTGTCGTTCAACACTCTCCTGCGCTACTTCGTGGACTACTCCCAGGAGCGTGCCGACGAGAAGGTGGAGCGCCTGTTCAACGACCTGCACAAGTTGACCTTTCTGGCCGACATGCTGGAGTCGGTCACGCTGGACGTGAAGCAGGAGATGCAGGATGTGTTCGGTGACGGGATAGGGTTCCAGCAGTTTGACGGTGTGCAGCACGTGCTGAAGCAGCTGAAGGGCTTCTTCGGCAGTGTGCGCAACCACAAGGAGGACACCGCAGAGGCACAACTCTACATGGAGTATGCCGACTCCATCAATGCCTACCTGGACAAGAGACTCAAGACATACAGCGACAAGCTGACCCGCAGCACCCCGCTCCCCAGGCCGTATGCGCAGAAGGACATCGAGGAGGCCGTAAGCCGGTTCTTCGGCATAGACAGGAAACTGGCAGGGCTGTATGTGAAGCGCAACGGCAGCGGCGGTCATCACGTGGATGTAATGAGGCTTGCCGGAGACCTCACGCCCCTGCAGTCGGAGAAGCTGGACAGGCTGGTGGATGCCTCACACATCAAGGTGGCATCGCACGATGCTATAGACAACTACTTCTTCCAAATAACTGACGCGCTCATGGCGCAGTATGACCGAAAAGCATAGAGACCATGGCAAACATCTATCTGCGGCTACCCACTGTGGTATGCCATTTCCACCGCAACTATGACGAGCAACTGCGGCTCTCGCCACAGGAGCCCGTCAAGTTCTCGCAATTCACTGACCATGCCGTCATTATGCGTGGCGGCCTGGCTCCCCATGGCGGCTTGAGCAAGAAGGCGGGGCTGTGCTACAGCCAGCAGCAATGGACCAACATCCTGAACGGACGCACACCCGACGGCGGCAAGCAGGTGATAGACCGCGACCCGCAGAAGTGGCCCACCCAGTCCGAGGTGTGCGCAATGGAGGGCATCAGATACTCCCTGCACACCGAGAGCTTCGATTTCCTGTGCATACAGATGCCCTACAGCATCCTGTCAGGCGAGAAGGAGGTGCGCACCACCAGCGTATTCTCGCTCACCTCGCAGGCCGCATACTATCTGCAGCAACTCCTGGTGAGGGACTTTCGCCGTGCGCTGGTCGATTGGGAGATAGCCACACAGGACTTCTGCATATCCCCCGAGAGGATCATTGCACGCGGCCACATGGAGACCCTGGAGCGGTTCCTTATGCGCTACGAGATACCCATTCCCAAGGACAGCCGGGACAAGGAGATACTGCGCAGGCAGCTCGACCGCTGGCTGGCCGAGGCACGTGTGCTGGAAAAGGCGTACCGCTGCAGAGAGATAGAATACGAGGACTCCAGAGACCGCGTATTCAATTTGTAGCGTGTATAAAATAGTTAATCCGTATGTTAACAAACGTTATACAACAGCAATAAAGAAAGAAAATCACATAATGTTCAACAAAACACACAAAACAAACCATGAGTTGCAGCGAATTATTCCTTAACGATGTCGTGCGGGTGGATGCGTATTTCCATTCGCATCTCACTTTTGCGGTGCCGCCCACTGTGCCCGGCATAACCAGCATGCCTCCCGTGGATGAGACATCCATCCACATCTCCTTTGCAGAAATCGGTGCAAACTACGAGTCCCTGCCAGGCGGAATTTCGGTCACAGAGAAGACGCAGAACCAGGAGAACAGCGTCATATATACATATAATATAGAGATAAAGGCATACGCACGTGCAGGCAAACAGGTGAAGACAGAGCATGAGCCCGCCACTGATTTGAGCTTCGTGCTGACTAAGGCCGATGGCACGAAGTGCATGATATATACCCTGCCAGGAAGCACTGGATTCTCTGTTGAGAGTGACGGCAAGACCGTCCGTTTCGCCTTCACATGCTCTGCGTGCAACAGACCTATCCTGCTTGACGGAACAGAAGTAAAATTCGGCTGATAGCCGTCATAAAGTAAAGAAAATATACTTGCTTTGAATTATGTGGGCTGCATCCTCTGATGCAGCCTTTTTTTTGTATCTTTTTCTTGTCCAAACACTTTTTTCGGCAACCCATACTTTTGCGGCTGTAAATAAATATCAATCTAATACATGAAAGGCTTATTTGAGATACTTACCGGAAAGAAGTGGATGATCAGTCCCGACTTCGTGCATGGCACTCGTAAGTCGCTTGAGTCTGCTCTGAATACCCATGCGGTTTGGAGAAAGCCGGAGAAGACAAGCGGATATGTCACAGCCCAGGATGCCGACGGCAAGACTTACTATCCCGAGGAATATCAAATCTCGGAGGATGGCAAGCAGGTGAGAGGCAACTGGACTTTGGATCTTCCCGACGACGACGAGCTGGCACAGAACTTCCCTTTCGTTTCGGTTCTTTCAGTTGACGGCCCTATCACTCGCAACGGTGGCTATTGTTCGTATGGTTCAATAGACCATCGCGACATGATGATGCGAGCAGCCGATCATCCCCTTTGTCGTGGTCACGTTTTCATCATCAATACTCCTGGCGGCTCGGCATGGGCAAAGAACGATTATGCACTTGCCATTGACTATGCACACTCCAAGGGCCAGAAGGTAATAGCCTTGGTTGATGGTCTTTGCGCTTCGGCTGGTATGTACCTCGCTTCGCTTTGCGACGAACGCTATTACATGAATCCGAAAGACCAGATTGGTTGCATCGGTGTGATGGCAGCGTTCTACACTTTGGCCAATGGCGCAAAGGATCCATACACGGATGAAACTTATCACGAAGAGTATGACCCCGAGTCTTTTGACAAGAACAAGGCTTACCGTGATATTGCTAACGAGGACGACAATAAAGAACTGATAAAGGAACTTGCTGAACTTGGAGTTGAGTTCCGTGCCGATGTAAAAAAGGCTTGCCCTAATGCAAAGGACGAACACCTGAAAGGCAAAGTGTTCAATGCAGAGGACGTGAAGGGCATTTTGATGGACGATCAGTCAACATTCATGGGAGTGGTGCAACACACCTTTGAACTATATGATGGCAGAGCTGAACTCATCAACCGTGAGCAGACGGTTGAGCCACAGAACGAGCCGGAGCCAAAGAAACCGGAAGCAACCAACTCAAACCCTAATATCAACATGGAAAACTACCCATTGATTTGCTCTGCTTGCGGATTGCAGGCTGGCGAGATTGCCGTTACGGAAGAGGGCGCGTATATGAACGCCTCGCTTCTCGACTCTCTCGAAGCCCACATGAAGGAAGCCGAGCAGAAGGTGACTGATGCCGAGCAGAAAGCCACCACAGCGGAGAACGCTCTCGCAGAATTGCAGGGCAAGTTCGATGAACTCTCTGCGCAAGTTAACGCAGCCAACGAAGCAAAGGAAGTCGCGGAGACCGCACTTGCTCAGGCCAAGGAGGCTCACAGTAAAGAAATTGAAACTCTCAATGCTACACATGCCGATGCCATTGCCAAGAAGGACGACGAGTTGAAGGCTCTCACCGAGGCAAAGACTGAGATCGAGGCAAACCTGCAGGGCGCAAAGGACGCACTCGCTACAGCCGAGCAGTCGCTTGCCGACAAGCAGGCTCAGATTGACGAGCTGACAAACGATGCCGGCACTGAGCAGAACGCTGGCAACGCTCCAGAGAACAATGGCGAGGGAGTGAAGACACCGCAGTTGCGCACCTTCGACCCCAGCAAGTACAAGACAAACGTTGAGCGCAAGGAAGCCTTCGAGCGTTTCAAGCGTGGCGAGGAGTAGTTCAATACACACACACAAACATTTAATCACAAAATCTAATACACAGAACAATTATGGCAAATCTTCCAAAAGACTTTATCGGCCTTGAGGCGTTGGAGCACGTGGCCGAGCAGGTGAGCAAGGAAATCCTCATGGGTCCTGGCTATACAGATGCGGCTGAGATGGATCGTCTTGGCATCGACATCATTAGCGGTATCCAGTTCAAGCGCACCTTCCACATCTTCCTTCGCAAGGGTGGCACTACCCGTCGTAAGGACGTTCACTCGGTGGTAAACAGCGAGGCCGGATTCCTGAAAGAGCGCACGCTTGTAGCCAAGCTCTCGTGGGATCACTTCACTGACAACGCCGACAACTACTGTGAGACAGTATTCGGCACCGATGCCCAGGGACAGTACCCCATGTCGGCCACGGCAATGGAGGCCATCCTGCGCAACTATGCCGACAACCTTGCGGCAAACTTCTGGCCTGGCGACATCTCGCTTGACAACGGCGGTGAGAATGTGCCTGCCCACGATCAGGCAATGGCTCTCTACGATGGTATTCACACTTGCGTGAAGCACGACATCGAGGCCGGAATCATCTCTGAGGCAAACGGCAACCTCGTGCCTTGCGAGGCCATTTCGGCTCCTGCAGACAACAACGACTCCACACCTTACGACAACTTCCTGGCTTGGCAGCGCAAGTGGGATGCCCGCCTTCGCAAGCAGCAGGTTCGCGTGTATATGTCGGAGATCACTGCAGCCAACATTGCAGCAGGCTATGCCAACAAGTATCATGGCAACTTCAAGGTTGACTATGAGGCAGGCGGTAACTTCAAACTGCCCGGTCTCTCCAAGGTCACTCTCTGTCCCGTTGCAGACTTCGGTGACGGCGACCGCATGTATGCTACCGTTGACAAGAACTTTGTGTATGGCGTAGATACACTGAGCAACGAGACTTACGTAGGCGTGAAGGTCGGTACAGACACCGATATGCGTCAAATCCAGTTCCAGATTCAGTCAATTCAGGGGGCTGGTGTAAAGGTGCCCTACAAGCACAGTTTCTGCATGTCAGACGGCAATCTTGCCAATCCCGACCTCGTAGCCGGCGACTTCACCAACACCAACCTGGTGGTGACTCTGGCCAAGGCTAACGTTCAGGATGAGGGTGCCATTGACGGAAAGGTGCAGGTGAACGGTTCTGAGTACAAGAAGCCTGTGGAGACTACCATCAACCAGATTCTTTCTCTGGTTGCAACCGACGGCACTAACTACAAGTTCGTGTCTTGGAGCAACGGTTCAACCGAGAAGACCCTACAGCTCACCGCCACCGGCATGAACATGGGCTTGACGGCCTTCTTCAAGAAGAACGGCTAAAAAAAGACTGGATTCTCTGTCTCTATAAATCCCCGGCGGCGGTCGCTTGACCTGACGGAAAATGGTGGCCGCCGCCATTCTATTTCACTAATACACAAACGAAAAACGCAAATATTATGGCAGTAACAGCAACATGTCCTGAGTTGAAGGACGTACTCGCAGCCAATGAGTGCCTGGAGAACTTCGGTGGTCTCGGTGTGAACGTGTATGTCTTCCTGAAGAGTGACCTCAAGGCTCCTCTGAAGGCTGAAAAGAACGTTTACCCTGCGCTGACTTCCGAGTCGTTCAACACCGGCAAGGGCCTCTACAAGTTCGAGTGCAAGGAGAGCAGCCAGGGACACTCCTTCGAGTCCCTTGGACGAAGAGGCGGCTACAAGCAGCAGATTGACTATGTGCTCGAGAGTGTGAACGCAGCATCGGCAGAAGTAGGCCGTGCCTTGAACAACCTTGACCTGGGTTACATCTTCCAAGACGGCGACAAGAGTATCATCGTGTATGATCCTCAGCACAAGGTAGAGTATGCCTCGGGTGGCATCAAGGGCGACACGGGCAAGAAAGCCGATGACGAGCGCAGCGTGACTTGCAGCGGGACCCTGCAACCCTGTATTTACGGACGCTATGAGATTGCCGAGCCCGAAGGCGGCTGGGATTCTCTGCTGGCTTCAAAGGCCGTAGCCGCATAAGCAACAGGTTCGTACCGAACGTATATCAGGATGTCCCGGCACCAGCCTCTTGCATCGACAAGGATGCAGAGAGGCGGTGCCGGGATTCTTTTTTGCTCTGCCGCACCTGCCGCTGTCCGCCCTGCGGAGGTGTAACACGCTAACTTTACACAAGAAACAAACAAGGTATCGCGTTTATCGCAACCACATACGACTCATATACGTAACATGCACAAAGTATCTTCTATCTCCCAGCTCCAACAGCGTAGTGAGGAGCTTAAGGCGCAAGGCTACGAGGCTGTGCGCCCTGCCGCGTTCGTTAGACCCAACTCCGATGGCAGCCGCACATTCTCTTGGGGCGAATATGTCCACTCCATGCTCATGTCTTCGGCACAGGGTACGGCAGGAGCAGGCAATGCCCGTCGCGAGATAAGCACAGTGTTTGCCTCCAGCGGCGGCGAGAACAAAGCCGTGCCGCAAGGTGTGGGCACACCGGGGCTTGGCTTTATGGAATGGGGCTTGGGCAACCGCCTGCCCAACCTCGTGTATCTGCTCTCCAAGATGTCGCCGTTCACGGCAGCAGGCATCGAGTTCGTCAAGAAGATACTCGTGGGGCGCGGTCCTGTACCCAAGTACCACTATGTGCAGTACGTAGGCGGCAACATCACCGAGAAGTTCATTCCCTTTATGGTAGCTGGTGTGTTGCTCCGGGGCCAGATTGCCGACCTTAAGGTTAAGGAAGACAAAATGTCACAATCTGGAAATCAATCGTCAGAGTTGAATAACCAATTCTTACAATCGAAATCCGAAGACTCCGAGGAAATGAAGTCGCTCAAGGCGGCACTGGCAGAATGGGAGCGCACCAACAACGAGTTGCAGGCGTTCATCGACAGCAACGACCTCCACAAGACCTACCTCGACATGGCTGGCGATATGGCTCTCATGTCGCAGTGCTTCTGCGAACTGCAGCTCAACCAGCGGCAGCTGGATGCCGATGGGCATCCCGTGCCTACGTCGCAATGGGACCCGAAGGTTATCGGACTGAAACCGCGCTCGGTGTTCACCACCCGCTTGGAGCGCATGGACGACCAGTATCGCATCAACTATGCCTACACCTCTAATCAGTGGCTCGACTCATCGCAGTCGGATGCCTCGCTCAATCCCGAGGACATGCGCATTGCCGCCGTGCCTTATCTCGCTCCCGACACTGCCGTGAAGGAACTTGAACGCCGTGTGCGTGAGGCTCGTCAGCAGCGAGTGAGCCGCAAGAACCGACCTACACGCTTTATCATGTCGCCACGCGACTTCGGTGGTCCTTACTATGCCGATGCTCTTTGGCACAGCATCTTTGCCGGAAGCATCTTTGAGTATGCCTTCACCATTGTTGACGACCGACTGACCCGCAAGCGCAACTCGAACATCATCGGTCGCGTCATCTACATTCATCAGGAATACCTCAAGCAGCTCTACACCCAACAGGGCGAGAACAAGAGCAAGACGATTGCACAGATACAGCAGGAGGTGTTCAGTGACATCAATACCTGGCTCTCCAACCCCGACAACGCAGGCCAGGCCCTCATCTCTGCCGTGTTCACCGGCTTGGACGGCAAGGAGCACAAGGCGTGGGAGATTGTAGAAATTGAGAGCAAGGCAAACTCACAGGCACAGGCCGAGAAGACCGAGCTTCAGGAGATTTCCTCCATCATCTTCTTCGCCATGGGTCTCGACTCCAAGCTCATCGGCAACACCCCAGGCGACGCCACATCATCGGGCGGCACCGACCTCCGTGAGCGTTTCCTTGTCAAGCAGATTCAGTTCGCACCAATGCAGCAGCTTATGCTTCGACCACTCGAAGTGATAACGAGAGTGAACAAATGGGACTCGCACCTGGTGTGGCAGATAGACCGCGAAGTGCTCACCACACTGGATAACTCGAAGACGGGAGTGACGATGCAGGAATAATGAGGCAACACAAGGATTTATAGAAAATGATAGAACTGAATAAGATATATAATGAAGACTGCCTCGAAGGAATGAAAAGGATTCCGAACGGAAGCGTGGATTGCATTGTGTGCGATTTGCCGTACGAAGTTCTGAACAAAGGCAATGAAAAAGCACAATGGGACAACATCATTCCGATGGAGCCACTATTCAAGGAGTACTGGCGCATAGCAAAACCAAACGCTCCCGTCATCCTCTTTTGCCAGGGAATGTTCACGGCGCAGTTGATGATGGCAGAGCCTAAGAACTGGCGGTATAATCTGATTTGGCAGAAGGACAGACCTACAGGCTTCCTCAATGCGAAGCGTATGCCTATGCGAAGCCACGAAGACATTGCCGTGTTCTATCGCGCCTTACCTACATTCAATCCGCAAATGCGTCAAGGATTCCCTTCTCATTCTCGAGGAAACAAGCAAGGCAAGCCAAAAGGCAACGCTTGTTATGGCAACTACAATATCGAGACTTATTCCAAGGAAACGACAACCGATAAATATCCCATATCGGTGTTGTATTTCGGCAAGGAAAAGGAACTGGATATGCACCCCACCCAAAAGCCCGTAGCTCTTATCCAGTATCTCATCCGCACCTACTCCAATGAGGGTGACACCATATTGGACAACTGCATGGGCAGCGGCACCACCGCCATTGCTTGTATAAAAGAGAAACGCAACTTCATCGGCTTTGAACTCAACAAGGAGTATTACGACAAGGCTTGTAAGCGCATCAAGTTGGAGCAAGCGCAGCTCACGCTGTTCTGATAACTCAAAATTCAAAATTAGCATAGTATATGATCATCTCAACATTGAAAGAATTTCGGCTGTATGTGCCCAGTTGTGCCTTTGACGAGTTCACCTCGTTTCAGGCGCAGATTGACAGCAGCGAACAGGACGTATTGAAGGACAAACTGGGCGACGCGCTCTATGTTCGCCTGTGCGAGTACTATAAGACCCTCTCGCCCGATGCACTCTATGACGACATCACGAGCGGCGAGTATGCCAAGGAACCGTGGAAGGTGCTCCTGCTCTGTTCGCAGCGCATCGTGGCCGCCGATGCCGAGGCTCGCAGTCTCCCCAAACAGCAGTTGTCGGTCAACGGCATGGGCGTGAACGTGGCCTCGAGCAATGACTATGATGCCGCTTCCGACAAGCAGGTAGATAAGGCGGCACAGAGTTATAAGGCCGATGTCATGCGTGATACCAACATCCTGCTCTGCCTGCTGGAGGAGTGGGCCAGGACCGAGGATGCTCACGAGAGCGCCAGGGAGATAGCCGAACTGTGGAAGCAGTCGCGGTTCTATTACTTCTGCAGCGGGCTGATATTCCCGTCACACGATGTGCTCTCCCACTACCTGCACCACTTCGACAACCGCTTCAAGTTCATCTGTCTCATTCCCGACATCCGCTTCATACAGGAGGAGTACCTGGCCGAGTTTGTGGGTGCCGACCTCCTGACAGAGACCATGAAGGACGACACGCGGGAGAACGTATTGCTCGACAAACTGCGCAAGCTGGCCGCCGCCTTCTTGACGGAGCGCACCTCGGTGATAGCCTTCGACAAGCAGCAGCGCCAGACGGCACACAACGACAGCGTGCTTCTGCGCGAGAGCATCATGCGCCTGCTGAAGAAGCGCGAGGAGGATAGCCGCCGCGAGCCCGACACCGCCGCGCCCGCTCCCGCCGAAGAGAAAGGCTACGAGAACAACCAGCCCGGCAGCAAGATATTCGTATCGCCGCTGCTGTACTGAGCATTATATATAATAAAGGTATATATATGGAAACAGAAGACATCATCAGAACGCTCACGCCTGCCCTCTCCTCCCGCATGCTCAGCACGGAGCAGCGCGAGGCTTTCGAGCAGGGGCTTTCCCTGCTGGAGCAGGCCGCGTGTGCCACTGCCTTTGTGCGCGACAGCCGTCGTTTCCGCGACTACCACCGCCGCGTGCGCCAGTTGCTCACCTGTCTGCAGACCATGCAGACCACCGCCGCCGCGCCTGCCAAGCGCCACGTGGGCCGTCCCACCAAGGAGGAGCAGGCCGCTTATGCCCAGGCACAGAGGGAGAGGGCGCTTGAGGAGTCGCGCCGCAGCCTCTTCCCCGAGGTGAAGCCCGACATCACCGTACAGCCGCTTACCTACGGCGGCATAGTGGCCAACCCCGCTGGTGAGAGCATAGCCGCCACCATGCCCAACCTCATGCAGTTGCGTCCCTTCCTGTCCAAGCGGCTGCAGGAGCGCGTCAACACCGTGCGCGACCTGCGCAACGAGATGGCCTCCAAGGCCGAGCAGGCCAAGACGATGGCCGAGGCCAACGAGAAAGCCGTGGGGAAAGGACAGAGTGCACTCTACACGGAAGGGGAGGTTGCCGCTCTTGCCGCCCGTGCCGTGGAAATCGAGAGCCACCTCCTGCCTGCCATCTATCAGGCGGTGGATGAGGAGATGGGCGAGGTGTATCTGCGCCTGAGCCGCCGCACGGGCGACCCCGAATATATAGCGTATGTTGAGAAGGCCTTCAACATCGCGCCGCAGGACTTGCGCACCCAGTTCAAGCCGTTCTATGAGAAGGCACAGGCACGCAACCCGCTGTTTGCCGACACGGTGGCCCGCAAGATAGCCGAAGACCGTCCCGAGGTGAAGGCTGCCCGCGATGCTGCTGCCAAGCACAAGGCCGAGGCCGACGCGCTCATCAAGTACATCATACGCAAGGACAAACCCGCCACCCGGAAACGTGTGGAGGGGATGACTGAGCGCATCCAGCGGTTGCGCCAGGAATACAACGATATAGTCTCGGAGGAGGAGGTCATGGGATATGAGTTGCTTCTCCGTAAGACTGTGGAAGAGGCGGGGAAGTGACTCTTTCTTCTTTATGTCTTAAACATGAATTGTTTTTAGAGTGCGGTGCCGTCCCGCTTCCCGTTCCGGGCGGCACCCTGTTTCTTTGTCCGTACCGTGCGGCAGGGAAAAGCTAATTTTGAGGGTGTAAATACAAGGAGCGAATGAAAAGAACAGATAAAGGCATGAATACCATACGCAAGACAGACCTTCGCCTGCCCCGCTCATGGAACGAGTGCAGCACGGAGCAGCTGGAACTCATCTCGCGCATCCTGCTGGAGCAGATAGAGCGTGCCGACCGCTACCATCCCTTCGATATGCGCAACGTGAAGCTTGCCTGCTTCTTTGTGCTCTCGGGGCTTGAGGTGGTGGAGGGACCGTCGCTCTCGTTGCCCATAGGCGAGCAGTACTACCTGTGCCGCCTCTCCCCTTCCGGCAAGGGCTGGCGCAGATGGTTCGGCCACCGCAGCGGTGGCGGCGACACGTTCCCGCTCTATCTGTGGGAGATCAACTACTGGCTCTCGCCCAAGGCCAGCACCAAGGACCGCCAGTCGGTAGAATACATATCCTCGGGTGCCGGAATCCTCGACTGGATGGACCGCGACTCTGGCAGCAAGCTCACCCGCTTCCCCTACCCCACGCTTCGCCTTCGCATCCCCGGTCATTGGCAGTGCAGGCGCACCGAGTTCCAGGGTCCTGCACCCGACATGGATGGCTTCTCGTGGCAGCAGTATCGCTTTGCCTCCGACCTCATGGGGCAATACACCCAGCTCTCCAACAACCTGGTGCGCATGCAGCGGATGGGGTCGTTCACACCCGTGCAGATGGAGCAGCAGACCCACAGCGTGAACGAGGCCCGTGCCATGTTCCTGGCTACCGTCTTCAACCGCCGAATCCCCTACCTCGACCCCAACACCTCGCTGCGCACCGTGGATTTCCATTATGACACGCGGCAGTTCCGCGCCAATGCCCGCTACTTCTGCCAGTTTCCCGACCACCGCTGGCAACCCGTCCTCTTCTGGTGGACGGGCATGATGCACACGCTGAGCCGTCGCTTCCCGCATGTGTTCAAGGTGCAGCCCACCGACAGCAAGCAGCGCCCCTCCACCCCGCTGGAGATATACACCGCTACCATCGCTACCATGCAGAAGTACGCCTCGCTCACCGAAGACCAGGTGAACAACCAGTCGTACTCGCTCGTGCTGGAGCACTTGGAGCGGCTCTCGAAGGAGAATGAGGAGATGGAGAGAATAAGAAAGAGTAAGTGAAAAGTCCCTGCGGGGAGATATAAAAGGATTTATAGCAATGAAGATAATTAAAGGAAGACAATACATCGTTACGGTCAATCCTGCATACATCAGTTATTTGTATAAGCACCGGGTGGGCGATAAGTCGCAGACAGAGATTCTTCGCGAAGTAATGCAGGATATAGATGATTTGCTTGAAGGAAAGGTAAGGTGGATAACCCGATTTGTCATGCCCGACGGGTCGCCATCGTTCACCATCACGCCACTTGTGCAGCACAACCTGCAAGAACTACACAAGGCGAAGCGAAGAAAGAGATGATAATCGAACAACATTAACGGATTTATGGAGATTATGACAACAGAAAAAACAAAAGAGCTGATAGCAGCGCTGTATCGCACAGCCGTGATGCAGGCTTATGTTGACGGTAAGCAGATACAGTATTTCAACACTTTGAAAGGGAAATGGGAAGATATTGCAGCCCCGAGATGGTCACAGTCCTGTCGTTATCGTATCAAACCCCAACCTGAGTATCGTCCATTCGTCAACGCCGAAGAGTGTTGGCAGGAAATGCAGAAGCATCAGCCGTTTGGTTGGATTAAGGACAAGGAAGACGGCCATTATGCTATGGTCACGGTGGTAGGTTCTGGTGGAGACATGAAGTGTATTGCGATAAGTGGCAATGATTGTTGGCCTTTCAATGAAACAATGAGAGACTACACCTTTGCCGATGGCTCACCCTTCGGCATACTTACTGAAGAAGAGGAGAACCAAAGATGAAGTCCCGTCTGGCAAAGAAGATCATGCGCCAGAGGCCTGCTGTATGTGGCGGTCCTGACGGGCGTCGGCACACGGTGCGCTACTGGCATCTGCGGTGGATGGAGTGGTATAATGCAGGGCATCCCGTCATCTCCTTCAAGCCCTGCCGCGCCGTCAGGAACCACCGCATCGCACAGGCACTGAGAATGTGGAACAGAAAACATTGACAAACATAATAAAAGGATTTATAGAGAGAACAATGATTACAGTTACGTTAACTACCATTTTAGGCTGGGCGTTCTTGCTTGCGGCAGTCTTCGGCTGGACGATTACCCTCGCCTTTGCCTTTCAGCGTGTGCGGATAATGCACAAGGAATATCTTGTGAGAAAAAAGCAGCGCGAACATGAAGAGAAGATGAATATCGTCTCGTTCCTCACTCCGAAAGAGTGTCGCGACTACGTGCTCAACCATATCGAGGACGGACGTTTTTACGTAGTCTTGTCGCCCCACCACGTTGGCCTTACCATTGTGTGTGCCAAGCGCTACGATGCCGAAGAACACAGGCTCTATTGTCATGCCTACCTCTGGATTGACGCAATTGGCAGGTATAATCTGCACGTCAGTGGCCCTCGCGGCATATTCGATTCGCGCGATTTCCTCGGCGGCAAGCCCCTGTGCATCGACTCCGACCGCAACCCCAGCATCTTTGTCCATGAAGAAGAATGCCTCTCGCCGTACCTCACAGAGAGAGACTACAACGACTTCGTGCAGAGTGTACAAGCGGCAGGGTTCGACTGGAAGATTGAGAAGAGCAATGAGAACGTACTGGGCTCTTGCGAATATCGGTTGAAGGAAACAAAAGTAAAATAACAAATACAAATAGCAAATGAAAATAGATGAAATCAAGCCTGGCGACATCCTTTACGACAAAGAGCGAAAGTTGTTGGTGAAGGTGGCGCGTGTAGATGAAGACGGAGTGGTGAAGTATTCGGCATACACCGACATGCACAAGATATTTCAGACTGTACCTCCACCCTATCGCGTAGGCACACGCACAGCTGAAGCCTACATCCCTGCCACCGACGCGCAGCGCAGGTGTATGGAAAGAATGCTGAAGGAGAATAAGGAGGCAATGATGCAGGACCTTATGGAGAAGTTTCGTCTTTTGATGGACGAAAGTTGGGCTCAAAAAAGGCGTATCTTCGCCTTGGAAGAAAAGGTGGCTGCGCTTTCTTCCCGGGTCAAGAATGAGAACGGAGACCAGCGCCTCGACCCCGTCGTGAGTGCCTTCAAGGAGTCTGACTTCCCTCATGGCAGGATATTGAAACTCAAGAGCACCAATCCCGGCTCTCCCGCCGAGTATGCCATTGTGGTCGTAAAGCGTTTCCGCCCTGCTGACCAGATTCTTGAGTGCTACGCTTTCTACGTTCACGAAAAGTCGGGTCTTGACAAGATGTTCATTGCCGACGAGCAAGCCGTGGACAGCTACAGCAAGCCTTCCGAAGATTTCGAAAACCGCATTTCCAGACATGTTTGCCTATACTTGGGGCAAGATTGGGAACTCAAAGGCAGATCGATGGCTATGGATGAGGTGGAGAAGTTGTTCAGGATGGCAGAGGCGGTCGGTTACAGAGCCGGTTACTCTATCTCTACCAATTCGGCTCACAGATATAGCCACCTTTCCCGCATACTCGTACAAGAAGCCTATGTGACTGGCCCGCTTGAGAGAATGAAGAAGAAGAAGAACCGACACGGCAAAATCAGAGGGCGAAAGGGAATGACCACCTGAAGGCGCTTGTGGAGCAGTGGGCATGTCCGCACCACCAAAATAAACCTCCCTACATTTGCACAAGCATACGAAGAAACAAACAGATACTTCTGTTTGGCACGAACAGATACTTCTGTTTACCTCAAACAGATACTTCTGTTTGGTATGAACAGATACTTCTGTTTGGTTTCAGGTAGATGCAAAGTTAGGACTAAAACATTTTCATTATGGCAATGTCATTGAAATTGAGTAAGACGAAAGCCTATAACCCTTCTACCAAGAAGCAGGGCTTCCGCACCACCGTAAAGTCGAACGGTAAGGCAGACATGGAATCTCTGATTGCGTCTGCAAGTAACAACACTACCATGCACAAGGGCGAGATGCAGCTTGCCTTCACGCTCATGCTCGATGCCATCAAGGAAGCCCTCGTCAGCGGAAAGACCGTGGAGCTGAAGGGCATCGGCAACATCGGCTTCACCTGTTCGGGTGCATGGACCGAGACTGCCGAGGAGCAGAAGGCTGTGGAGCACAAGATAGGTGTGGCCTTCTACCCCAGCCAGGAGGTACACGCTGCCGTGGCCACTGCCCAGACATCGTGGACCAAGGATGGCGAGGGCAATGAGCCTGCCGCTCCCGGCACAGGCGGCACCGAGCAGAAGCCCGGCGGTGGACTGGACGGATAAGAGAGAATCACTTTTTGTCATTATGCAATCTGTTTCTGTAGGCAGCGGCGTTTGTCGCGCCGCTTGCCTACGATGAACGAGCCCGCATTGGCCTGAGAGAGGTCGATGCGGGCTTTTCTTATGCCGAAATGAGCGATTCTAATACACCGCCCCTTCGGCGGCTCGCTGCAAGTATGTAATTTTGCATGGGTAATATGTCATAAAATACTAAATATTATGGAACTAAGACACCTGAAATCATTCGTCATCGTGGCAGAAACCCAGTCGTTCAGCATCGCCGCCACGCGATGCTTTGTCACGCAGTCGGCAGTGAGCCAGCACCTGAGAGCCCTGGAGCACGAACTGGGCTGCCCCCTGCTTATACGCACCGCACGCTCGGTCACGCTCACCGAGAGCGGCGAGGCCATGCTGCCCCTGGCCAAGGAGATACTGCGCCTCACAGCCCTGTGCCGTGAGCGCATACAGGCCCTGAACAACTGTCTGCAGGGCGAACTGCGCATAGGTGTGGGCTACTTCATAGCGCCCTACATACGCCAGGCCGCAGTCACCTTCATGGAGCGCTACCCCAGGGTGAGGCTCAATGCGGAGTTCACCAAGGCATGCCGCATCAACCAGGCCTTGCGCGAACACAAGATAGACCTCGCCTTCACCATGAACACCGCCTACCGCGACGAGGGCATAGAGTCGCGCCCCTGCATCCCCTTCCGCATCTGTGCCATCATGCGCGACAATCATCCCCTGGCCCGCAAGGACAAGGTCACGCAGGAGGAACTGCTGCACCACAGCGTCATCATGCCCGACGTGGGCGACCGCGTGTTTGACACCCTGCGCGCACTGATCCACTGCGACCTCTCGCGGCTCAACGTGAAGTGTGTGGTGAGCAGTCCCGACGAAGCCCTCGAGGTGGTGGAGCGCACACGCTGCATCACCTTCCTGCCCCGTCTGTACATATCGCACCGCCCCTCGCTCACGGCACGTCCCGTGGATGGCATCGACTGCCGCATGACCAGCAACGCCCACTGGATGAGGGACACGCCCATGAAGGTGGCGGCACAGCGCTTCCTCGAGATAGTACACGACGAGGCCGTGCCCTACGTGGAGGCCATGGACGATGCTCTATAGCACTTTCCTTCGGCTTATCCTGCCATTAGCCTTTCTGATACGGAATGCTTGGATAAGCACACTTCACGCATCCTGCTTGCACCGCCGACTATATACCCCGACCTTTGCGCCAAGTCCGAATGACGGGCGAAACCTATAAAATCATACATCACCATGCAAATCAAGACACAAGACGGCAACTACGACGTTGCCAGCAAGAACCTGGGCAACACTGCCCTGGGACTCGGTATCGCAGGACTCGCCACCAGTCTGCTGGGAGGCGGAGTGTCCATGCTCACAGGGCAGACACCCACCGCAGGCGGCGGGCAGAACAGGTTCGTGACCAAGGGCGAGGCCGACCTGATGCAGGAGAACGGTACACTGAAGACCGAACTGGCCATACAGAAAAGTGAGAACTACACCGACAAGAAGCTGGTGGAGACTACCACATGGCTCGACTCCAAGCTGCGCAGGCTGGAGGACAAGGTGGATGCCAACAAGGACGCACAGCAGGCTGTGAACGCACAGCAGATGGCCTACAACGCCGCTGCCAATGCCAACATAGACGTGCTCAAGTCGCAGGTGGCAGCGCTCACGGGAGTGACCAAGCTCTTTGTCCCCTCCACCAACGTGTGCCAGACAGGCTGCGGCTGCGGCTGCAACCAGTAACCCACATCACGGCACGCCGATATGGAGTACAGCAACGCACAGATACTGGCCGCAGTGGTGTCGGAGTGGGCACGACCGGCCATCTCGCAGATAGCGGCAGGCAGGCTCATGCGCCTGCCCATGCTGCAGTCGCTGCAGGCCACCGTGAGCTCCCTGGGGCTGGTGAGCGGGTCCTACTCGCTGCAGGCCGACATAGAGCCGGTATTGCAGCCCGTGGTCAATGCCATGCTCACCCCCGTGCTGTCGCGCTACCTGTCGGCACTGCCCGACGAGGGCATACCGCAGATGGCTCACGACGTGGTGGAGCAGATGCGGCATCGCGGACAGGTGTCGCTGCTCGACGGGGCGGTGACGCTGGAGGAGGAGGACCTCGACGAACTGGCCTCGCTGCTGGAGAAGAACCTGCCCGTCACACCGCAGCAGGGCTATCAGGTGGTACGTTGAGGAAAAGAACAACAGTAGAAGAAAGGAACACACACATTATGAACAGACTTACACGCCCGGCCGTCATCACGGCCACACTGGCTCTGGGAGCCACCACGGCGGCACCGTACTATGACGTGAACATCACGCAGCCGCTGTGCACCGCCGCCTGTGCCGACGAGAAGCCCGTATTCGAGCCCAAGTTCTCGGTGCGCGGCATCACCACCGTGGGCACCTCACAGTATATCATCACCATGCACGTGGAGGGAGTGGTGAGCTACGTGCCCTGCCGCTGCGGCACCTGCTGCACACGCTCGCAGGTCATCAGCCAGGACTTCACCATACCCGTGTTCAGCGCCACGCCCGTCACCTCGGTCACGCCCTCGGCAGGAGCATCGGTCAACGGCATCGTCCGCACCGCCTGCTCTGACTGCTCGCGCACCTTCGTGTCGGACACCCCGCTCACCCTCACCATCGCCGCATGATGACACCCACAGCCCTCGCCACAGCCCTCGCCGCCACCGTGGCGGCCATGCTCATACAGCACCTGGGGCTGGCACAGGCCGTGGCAGGAGTGCTGGCACGCATAGCCTCGTGCATGCAGTGCACGGTGCTGTGGTGCGTGCTGGCCGCCCTGGCCTACCGCCGCTGCGATCCCGTGGCGGCGGTGGCTCTGGCGGTGCTGGCAGCCTATGCCTCGCACTGGCTGTCGCTGCTATTGATATACTTGCAACGCATCTTCACACACATCTATGGCAAAGGAACAGAAGAAGAAGAAGAATGAGGAGAAGGAGCCACTACGGCAACCCGCCGCAGGCCCCGCACTCCCGCAGGTGCCGCCCATAGCCCTGCCGCTCATACCGCATTTCAGGGGCATCTGCCCCAATTGTTGAACATACACCAGAAAAAAATCTCCGCAAAAGAAAATGACTTATCAGGACATCATCAGCGCCGCCCGCAAGGAAGGGAAGGCCACAGAGAAGAACATGCAGGCTGCAGCCGAACGGCTGTCACAAGACCTGTGCGGCTTGAAGCAGAAGCATGGAGGCATCTATCAGACCATCATACGCAACCAGCACGCAGCCTACTTCGGCAAGCACTACAGCGAGCAGATGGCACACTGCGACGTGGACGACCTGGAGTGGAGCGCCGACAACGAGGACGGTGAGGCCGCAGGCTACGGAGCACGCTGGACAACGAACGAACTGGAACGTCTGACCACAGGCATGCACTTCCATGCACGGGTGAACATGTGGGACAAGTTCGTTGCCTTCAATGCCATGTATGCCGACCTGTGCCGCTTCATGGACGAGGACGAAATCATCAAGGCCGCCTATGCCTTCTACTTCCACGACGATGACTGGCAGAAGGACGGGGACTGCACTAAGATATGGGACTATATGACCCACCACTACCTGTCGCTTGAGGAAGACACGGCAGCATCGTTCCTGGCATAGACAGGCACCGCACACCGCTTGCCGACAAGAAAAGAGTCCGCATTGGCCGAAGAGAGGCCGGTGCGGACTTTTCTCTGTGCGCACGGACGGGGCTGTCCCGCCTGCAAGTCCCGTTTTGCCTATTTTTGCATCTGAAGACAAAACACAGAAATACGCATGATGAAGACAACGCCTTTCCTACGCCTGAAGGACCTCTGCATCCGTGCCTGCCACGAGCGCCAGGCATGTACCGAGGGCTACAGGCAGATGCTTGCGGCACAGAACGTGAGTCAGATGATGGCCGTGTGGCGGGCCAACTGGGACGATGTGGTGACAGGCAAGTTCGCCCAGGCCATCACGCACCACCTGCCCACCCTATACCCCGATATACGCGAGGAGATGAATGAGGCAGGCATCTACCTCAACGAATGCCCGCAGCGCATCAAGCCCAACGTGCTGGTGATAGTCACCGGCGGCACGGCAGCAGAGCCGGTGGAGATATTCGCCTTGGCACAGGCCTATGTGACAGGCACGGCCTGTGTGGTGGCCTACGGACACTCACAGGTATATAACACCTGCGCCAGCCAGGCACAGATAGTGCTGCGTGACCGCACCTACTGCAGTGCCGAGAGCGGGATGGTAGAAGCCCGCGACTATTCCTCGCTGCGCTGCGCAGGCACCTGCCGTGCGTTCCTGCACGGAAGCACCGTGTGCAGGGCGGCAGGCGGTGCGGTACACGTGTTCTCGTGCGAGTCGCTGGTGGCCGAGGGCAGTACACAGGTGTTCCGCCACAGTCCGCACTCCCGCATCACCATATCCTCACCCGACGTACAACTGACCATTCTTGATACACCATGAACAGCCATATAGCCATCCTGGCCGGCGGCAAGCCGATGACCCTGCCGCAGGACTTCTCCATCAGTGTGGAGATGAACAACCCGCTCTTCCATGATAGCGACCTCTTCTCGTACCCCGTGGAACTGCCCGTGGAGGGCAACCGCCACCTGCTCAAGGACGTGGATGACGTGGCGGCAGACATGCGTCCCATCGACCTGGAGCGCACCCCCATGCAGATATACATCGAGGGCATGCCCTTTGCCAGCGGTCCCGCCGTGGTGCAGGAGGACGAGCGCACCGACGGCAAGGTGTCGGTGAGCATAGATGCCAGCACGCGCTCATTCTCCGACCTCATCAGCGACCTGAAGTGCAACGAGGTGCCCATACCCGCACACTACCGCCCCAGTCTGCTCATAGGCGAGAAGATAGACGAGGTGAACGTGCAGGTGCAGTACGCCACCAGCGTGACCATCAAGTACAACGGCAAGAAGGGCAACAAGAAGCATGCCTCAGTGGGCTCGTACAACACCTCGGGCACCTTCCATCCGCAGGCGCTTGGCTTCTCCTTCCCCGGCAAGTGTAAGGAGGATGCCAAGACGCATGTGGCCGAACTCGAGACGGAGCGCTCGTACCCGGGCAAGGTGAAGCTCAAGATGCCCAAGGTGGAGCAGTCGTACATCAACGTGAGTGTGCCTTACCCCAATGCACCCTTCTGCAACGCCCGCGTCTGCTACGGCCACTACGCCCTGGATGCCGACGGCAAGACCTCTTCGTCGAAGGCAAAGTATGACGAGAGCAACGTGTGGGAGGACTGCGGTCCCATCTGGACACTGGAGGCCGACCGCCCGCAGTCGGGCATCTGCTTCTATGTGCTCTTCTTTCTCGACTGCCTGTTTGAGCACTTGGGACTGAGTTTCGACAACTCGGCACTCACGGCCATAGAGGACTTCAGCCGCCTGTGCTTCTTCACCACCAAGTGCGCCTACGACACCAGTCCGCTCCACGTGGGGTCCCTATACAAAAAGGACGACGAGGAGGTGCAGCAGGGACTGAAGCAGGAGGGCGACATCAAGCTGGGCTACTTCCAGAAGCAGGCCGGGTCGGACAAGGAGGTCAAGAAGCTGTTTGACGAGGTGAACCAGTGGCTCGACTCACGCGGCTGCGGCGGGAAGCTCTCGCTGGAGAACCCGCGCGACAAGTCGGTGCAGGAGATCACGTACCAGAAGGCGTTCCTGCGCTCGCAGATGGTGATCGACCACCGCTTCCCCAACCCCGCCTTCAAGCAGATAGTGTCCTCGGGCGGCGTGATAGATGCCCCGGATACAGTCAAAGTGGGCGAGCGCGGTGTGGCCAGCATTACCACCCACTCCCGCATCACAGGAGCGCAGATGAGTGCCAGCGTGGTGAACATGTATGCCAATGAGAAGAACTTCCCCGCCGAGTCGGTATCATCGGTGATAGATTCGCTGGAACAGCAGTTCGGCATCAAGTTCCACTATGACTTTGACCGCAAGCACGTGACCGCCTACCTCATACGCGACGTGTTCCGCAAGCAGGCGGCACAGCCCCGCACCTTCCATGCACAGGTGCTCAGCATGGTGCCCGTGACCGAGAAGCTGACCGGTGTGCGCGTGGGCTACTCTGCCGAGAGCGACCGCAAGGAGCAGAAGCGCAACGTGACCGAGGGCGTGAAGGACTATGACACCAATTACGACTATATCGACTACAAGAAGGACAACGTGGTGACAAGCCTCACCTACCGCGAGATCATACGGCAGGTGAACAGCGGGCAGCAGAAACTCTTCATCGACCTGCAGACGGGCAACAAGTACCGCGTGAAGATTAACTCTGAGTTTACCGATGCCAGCAACATGGAGCCGCGCCTGTTTGAGGTGGCGGCCTACAAGGGCGTGGAGATAGGCGACTGCTCCGACGAGAACGAGGACTACGTGCAGGAGTTCATCAGCGACTTCTTGCCCGTGGGCTTTGTGGATGTCAACTACCGGAAGGCGCTCGACGCCAGCAACGTCCCCGTGTGCTTCACCGATGCGCCCGTGCAGCCCGTAGAGGGGCAGGACATCGAGGGGTATGTGGCCACGGAGGTCAACGGGACGTATGCTCAGAACGTGCTGGCGGCATTCGTGGACGAGGACATGGAGCATGAGTTCGTGAAGCAGTATATCAAGAACACCCTCTCATCGCAGGTGGCCGACTTCTACGTCACCGAGACGCTCTCCCTGCGTGAGAGCTACGACACCACCAAGACCGACGACGGCAACTCGCCCCTGCAGAGCCACGACTGGGGACTCTCGGTAGCCATCATGCGCGGTGGAGGAGTGGATTCCACCCACGAGCCTTATGCCCCCAATTACGACGGCTTCGGCAACTCCAAGTGGCGCACCACGGCAGGCAAGTATGCCCTGTCGGCCGACACCATCGACTGCTACGGCAACGGGTATGACTACAACGGCCCCGAGGACGGGCAGGGCTCGGGCGAGCGCTTCTCGCTCAAGCCGCGTGCATGGGTGCAGCCCGACTGGGCCGATGCCCCGCTCATCTCAGGTACACCCGAGGTCAAGAACCGTGGTTATGTGGATGCCATGCTCATCGACTATATCCACTTCCTGCTCCACCGCAAGAAGTACTATGTGGAGTGCCTGGCTCCCGTGGCACAGATAGCCGACATACAGGAACACTGGCAGGAGTGGTGGATGATAAACGGGCGCAAGTGCCTGGTGGATAATGTCAAGGTGGAGGTGTCTGCCGAGACGGGAGTGGGCAAACTGGAGATGGAGGTCTATTCCATCTAATCATTATTTATACTACACACACATACGTATATGGCAACTTCTATAACCCTTACATCGGGGTCCGTGTTCTGCGGCAACCCCATCACATTCGACATCAAGCCCATGGTGCTGCCCTCCACCCCATCGTTCCACCGCATCATGCTGGAGGTCACGTGCGGCACCTCGGACAGCAACATGGAGGTCATCAAGCGGCATGCACCCGTAGAGCAGGAGAGCGCCGATGCCGTGGTGCGCGTGGATGTGTCGCCGGCACTGCGCATCTTCGCCTCTTCCTATGAATACACCTCCAGCCCGACGCAGTACCCCGTGGTACGCTTCAGCGTGAAGGCTTATGACGAATATATGACCGGCGGCGAGGTGCAGCGCGGCCCTGCAGTGGTGTTCCCGACCGAGGGGCAGTACATGCGTGCCATCTTCGGCGGGTTTTCCGACATGGAGCGCATACTGTCGGGCGGCAGTCTGGGCGTGACGCGGCTGTCACGCAAACCCACCACCTCGCCCCACCTGGCCTATGTGGGCGAAACGCTGGTCTATCCCCTGTCCTACGACAAGCAGCAGACGTTGCCCGAAAGCGCATCGCTCACCGCCCCCGAGTCGAAGGAGACGGTGATAAGCCAGGAAGGCATGCAGGAGACAGGCGGGCAGCAGCTCTTTGCCCTGCCGCAGACCGCTGGTGCCCACCGCACGGTGTTCCGCTTCATCAACTCATTCGGAGTGCTCGAGAGCGTGAGCGTACCCAGGACATACAGTCAGAAGATGGCACTCACCACCACCTCCTACACCGTGGCGCGGCAGGAGACCTTCAACCGTTTCTCACGCGGCACAGTGACCAAGACGGGCGACCGCGAGACGTGGCTGTTCACCACCGACCCGCTCACCGAGGCATGGCTGTACTGGTATCTGCATGAGTTCATTAAGAGTGAACACACGTGGATGCTTGTGGGTAGCGCCTATGTGCCCTGCCGCATCACCATCGACGAGGAGATAACCTTCCGCGACGACACACAGCACAAGTTCTATTCAGTTTCATTCTCAGCCGAGCTCGACATAGACGGAAGCCCGTTTATGATGTGAGCTAATTTCTATATACCATGAGACACGCCGCCCCAAAGACCTTGCACCCAAGGCCTTTGGGGCTTTTTCTTTGTCCCTGCCGCCTGCCCGTCCTTCCGTATCTTTATCCACAGAAAACATAATTACAGCGATGATAGAGAAGGAACATTTCATCTTCAATACGCTTGCCGAGGCATTGAAGTTCAAGGTGGGTGCCGACCCCAGAAACACCACCTACAGGCAAGGCTCCTTTGCCCAGGATGCCACTCTGCAGACAGGAGAGCCCGACATCTCCTACTACGCAGAGATAATGATCCGCGAGACCAGTCAAATCTGGCGGTGCAACCAGTTTTGGCTCAACGACGTGGAGCGCAGCCCCGACAACGATCTGACCACGGAGCGTGCCGAGCGCATAGCGGCCGATGACCTCCTGCGCACCGCCACCGAACAACTGAAAGCAGACACCCTGACGCTCAAGCAGCAACTGCAGACCGAGACCGACACCCGCACCACTGCCGACGAGGAACTGTCACGCACGCTGGCCAACCAGCAGTCTGCCCTCACGGCACTGGGCTTGCAGGTGGAAGGGTTGGCTGGAGTGCTCATCACCATGGACGAGTACCGCGCCACATCGCCCAAGAAGTTCCAGACCTATTATGTGGCGCGTGACGAGACCGACAAGGCCAAGCTGAAGTGCTGGCGCATATATCTGCGCACCCAGCTGATAGGCGAATTTGAGAGCAGCGGCAAACTCACCCTGCCCAAGTTCCCAATGAGATTTCCTTTCCGTTTTGCTTAACAACCATTATCAGATAATATGGCAAAGAAATTTACAGACATCAACGACCTTCTGCGCAAGAAGGACAATGAGGAGGCACGCGAGGAAATAGAGTCCTCGGGTGTGCCGCAGAACGAGTGCCTGTCTGCCGACGAATTTGTGAAGCAGATAGTCACCCCCATCCAGGAGCTGCAGGCTGATGCCAAGAAGAGTGTCAAGTCCGTCAAGTTCAATAACATCACCTACGAGCCTGATGCAGACGGTGTGGTGTCGTTCAATCAGATGGTGGAGAGCGACAGTTATGCCATACGACTGGCATCCGACCTCAAGGGCGACCGTAACATCAAAGAGGGTGACACGCTGACAGCCAACGTGCGCTACATGGCACTGAAGATCACCCAACTGGGCGACCGCGTAAATTATCGTGACGTGCCAGGCACACTGCGCATCGACATCAAGAAGGAGGGGACCGACACGTGGCAGAACCGCTACGTCCAGACCAACATCGTGTCACAGGACGAGAATTACGATGCAGGGAGTGCGGCTTCCTACCCCGTGAGCGTAGAGATAGGCAAGTATCTGACAGAGGGCCGACAGGACGTGCGCATCAGAGTGACTTCCTACTATGAGGACGAGAACGGTGTGAAGCGTGAGTTCTTCGGCGACCTCATCTACTCCATCAATGCCGTAAACCTCACCGTGAAGAACCTCACCGACTGGTCGAAGCGCATCCTGGCCTCTGACGGTGGATTCCCCTTCTCATTCTCCGTAATGGGAGCCGTTGACAAGAAGCTGCATGTCACCATGACGGGTGCCACGGGCACATGGACGATGGAACCGAAGACATTCCTGGCCGACGAGCAGCGACCCGAAGCCAATCCCTACTCGTGGACACAGCAGGAGATTTCGGCTTACGGACTGTTGTCGCACGGCGTGCATACCGTCACGGCATGGGTGACGTGCGATGACGGCATGGGCGGCGAATTGTCTTCGGAAGTGCAGGTCAACCGCTTCATGGTGGTAAATGCAGCCACCGCCTCTCCTGCACAACTGGTACAGCCCTACCTGATGCTCCAGGGCGTGCAGAGTGTGGTGGAGAACTATGTGCGCACGGTCATCTCCAACTTTGCCGTGTGGGTGCCGAAGAGTGCCGATGCCCCCACTCTGCCTGCCACCGACCCGCTGCCCGTGAGCATCCGTATCACGAATGCCGGTGACGGCGACCTGGACTACACGGCTTCCTACTATGTGTCTGAGCAGAAAGTCGTGGTGGGCGAGCGCTACCCGATTGACACCACCATCGAGATTGAGAACTCATCCTCTGGCGAGAGCCCTGCCTCTTACCAGGCATACTTGCGCATATTTCGATACAACGGCGACGAGGTGGTGAACTTCCTGCGTGAGAGCCAGGGCAACCGCTTTGTGGTGTTCACCGTGGATAACAAGAACGACTATTCGCCCGTGGCAGGTGCCCACTTCTATCTTGACCCCAAGGTGCGCAACAACACCGAGACGCACTTCCAGACCATCGTCAACAAGCAGACGCAGGAGGAAGTGCCTTCTGTGTGGAACGGCTTTTCGGGTACGGGCGATGCCTGGGTGCAGGATGACGATGGCGTGAAGGTGCTCCGTATTCCGAGCGGACGAACGATTGTCATCGGTTACGAACCGTTTGAAGCTTTCAAAACGAACCCGTCGGCGGCAATGTCGCTTGAGATGGAGTTTGCCGTGCGCAACATTACCGCCGAAGACGATCCTGTAATCAGTGTGTCGCAAACCATTGAGAGTACGCTGGAGAAACTGGGCATCATCATCAAGCCGCTCACGGGTGCGGTATGGGCGCAGGAAAAGCAGAACGAGGATGACCAGGACTTCGGCTTCGAGGAAGACAAGCGCGTGCATCTTGTGGTGACGCTCACTCCGGCTCTCGTGGCCAAGGGCAGCGACGAGTTCAAATGGCAGACACCCAACAAGACTCCTTCCAACCGACCCACCGTGAAGGTGTATGTCAACGGCAAGCCGCAGCGTGCCGTACAGTATAGTGTCGATACCAACGGCGTGTGGATTCAGGGCGAAGGACACGGCGGCATCCGTCTGGGACACCCGTCGTGCGACCTCGACATCTACACCATCCGCTGCTATCGTGGCGTTACGCTGTCGGCACAGAACGTGCTTCAGAACTTCACAGCCACACGCCCCGATGCCGAAACAAAGAACGCCATCCGCCAGCGCAACGATATACTGGATGGCAATGGGCGCGTCTCTTATCGCAAGGTGAAGGCGAAAAACAAGCGATGCCTGACCCTTGTGGGCACGGACAACTACAAGATGAACCAGGACAAGAAGGTGGGCTATGCCTGCTATTGGAACATCGACTACTACGACAACACCGGCAACTACGTGCCTGAACTGTCGGGCACCATAGGCAAGGCTGCTTATCTGGCTTATGTGGCTGGCACACTCGGCGGCAAGAAGTGTCTGATGAATACTGCTCAGGGAAGCACAGCCAACACGTATTGGTGGAACAACGAGCAGACGAAGTGCGATAAAGTCACGTACCGCATCCGCGTCCCCTTCCTTACACTTCATCCCGAATTTGGATGGAAGCCCGAGAAGTCGGACTTCACCGAGACGGCAGTTGCCTCGTTCCCTCTCTATCTCAACGGCGAGCAGATACAGGGTGCCGACGTGGCTACGCTCTCTGAGACACAGAAGGAGAAGCTGGAGATTGAGGTGGTAGATGGATGGATTGACGGCAACGGCATGTATCACGGACAGTTCTACACGCCTGTCGTCGGTGGTCCGAAAGCCACGAAACTCGTCAACAAGATCAACTATGCCTCGCCGATGCAGTCGCACAAGATGGGTGCCACGCGCCTCTACAACGACGTGATGAAGGCCGTGTGCAAGGATGAACTGCCCGACTGGTTTGCGGCGAACCCCGAGGCACGTTTTGCCGTGTACGAGGACTGTTATTACTTCTTCAATCAGCCCGAAGGCGAGAAGGAGCCGGTGTTTGTCGGCTTCGGCACATTCGGCTCGGGCAAGTGCGACAAGGCTACGTGGGGATATGACAAGAGCAAGATGTTTGCCTTCGAGGGCCTGAACAACAACCTTCCGCTGTGCGACTTCCGCGTACCTGCCGACGAGGATGTGACGTATAGCGTGGATGATGAGTCGTGGGTGTATAACGGCATCAAGTCGTTTGAGTACTCGTTGGGCAAGACGAATGCTGACGAAACACCTGTGGCAAAGAACGATGCCCTGTTCCGCCGCTACTGCAACTTCATATATGCCCATGACGTGCGTATGCAGTACTTCCGTGGCGACCGTGCCGCGTTTGACGCGCATTATGCCAACGTATATGACCGTGCCACGGCTGTGGGTGCCACGGATGCCGACACGCAATTGCTGGACGAGATGCAGACCACGAAATACTGGCTGCGCGACGGTGACGAAGCGTTCCACCTGCTGCGCTTCAACTATGCAACAGGCAAGTTTGTAGATGCGGGCATCTGGACGGATGCCGACGGATATAAGCCGGGTGTGCGCAACCTCTCCACGGATGTCATCACGAAAGCCACCTACGAGGAGTGGAAGCAGAGCGAGGATGTGGGCGACTATGCCAAGCTGAACACCCGTTTCCAAATGGCCATCGCATCGTCGTTCAACGAGCACTGCCGCAAGTATCTCAACAAGAAAAACCACCAGGTACACTACACCCTGGTGAACTACCTCTATGCCGGTACTGACAACTGCTCTAAGAACACCTATTACACTATAGACATCACCACATCCCAGTGCTGGCTCTATCAGGACGATCTCGACACCATATTCAAAACCGACAACAACGGACGACAGACGAAGGTGTATTTCCTCTCGCGCTATTTCGACGTGCAGGACACCGAGGCAGGCCTGAAGAAGCAGAAGGACTATGAGGGCACGGCTTCGGCATTGTTCAATGTCATGGAGGCGGCATGGGAGACGCTCGACCCAACCGCACTGCCTGCCAATATGCGTGAGGTGCTCACGGCGATGTGTACGCTCGTGGGGGCCAACGAGGAGCTTGACGGCCTGACCACCACACAGCGCCAGACACCTTACGGCTGTCTGCATAAGTACTTCTTCGCTACGCAGAAGTATTTTGCAGAAGTGGCGTGGGCGGAACAGCAGCGCATCCGATACGACTGGCCCGCATCGTGGGGCTACGAGAGTTACGGCAACCAGGCACGTGGTGTGCTGGCCGTGACGCAGGGCATAGGCGACCAGCTCGAGAGTGAGGTGCAATACATGACCCGCCGCCTGGCTCTCGTATGTTCGTATGCGGCATGGGGCGACTTCTCCAGTGGCGTAAATACAGGCTCGACAGGTCTGGTGGATGCCAGCGCTGGTTTGCAGTTCACGCCTGGCTCGGGGCGCACAGGAGGTGAATATACGTTCGACCTCGTACCGCATCAGTTCCTCTACCCCTGCGGTGTGCGCGACCGTGCGCTCATCAACCCTCATATCCGCATGATACCGGGGCGGAACTACACATTTACCGTCAACCCGGCATCTACGCCTATCCCAGGCGACTCGTCAGTAGGATTGGCCGCTACCAACTACTACCGCTCCATCGGCAACGTGGGCAATATGGTGGTGGGCAACAACAACTTCACCATCCAAGGTCGCCGCCTGACGGAGTTCATTGCCGAGCCGAAGGCGGGTAGCAGTGCCTTTGCCCCGAAGCAGATAGATGTGGATGCAGCCAACCTGCAGAGGTTGTCGCTCAATGGCGTAAGCACCTCCAGCGGCACATTCAACCTCTCCAAGGCTTCGCGTCTGCAGACACTCGACCTGCGCGGCACGCGGTACGGACAGGTGCGTATGCCGTCTTCGCCCCAACTCACCGAGGCGCGTTTTGGTGCCGAACTGTCGCAACTGGAGGTGCGCGACATGCAGCAGTTGCAAACGCTCACGCTGGACGGATATTCCCGCCTGACTTCGCTCACCGTGCTCAACTGCGGGTTTGACACCCTCGCCCTGGTGCGCGGATGCAGCGAGGCGGCTGCCAAACTGAGCACGTTGCGCATCAACGGAATTGAATGGACGGATGTTGCCCCTGCCATACTATCGTATATGGTGGGCATCTCCTACTGCGAGATAGCGGGGCGCATAGCAGTCACGAGCGGACAGAACGTGGATGCCGAACTGAAGCTGGCACTGCTGCGCAAGTTCGGCAACATCGACTCTGCCGACAACACCATATATATCATTTATTCGCTCCGTAACGTGACAGGGCTGCAGATCACCACACAGCGTTTTGTCATTGCCGAGGCGGGCGACTATCCCTACCAGTGCAGCGTGCTGCCGTCGATGGCAAACAACTTCTCCGACATCAGGTGGGAGGTGTCGGCCAACGACTTCAATGTGACTGTGGATGCCGAGACGGGTGTGCTGCATGCGCCTATGGTGGGCGAGGAGAGCAACAATCCCACGGCCACGCTCACGGTGACGGCATATCTGACAGGCGGTGGCACAGTGTCGGCCAGCGTGGTGCTGAAGCTGTTCAACCGCATCCCCAAGCTGGGGGACTTTGCTTACTACAACGGTGAGTTCGACTCGGTGCTTTACCCGGGCAAGACGGTCATCGGGTGGGTGTATAAGGTCACGCCGTATGCCGACCTTCCCTCCGACCTGCTCAACGAGTACCTGCAGGACGAGGAGACGGCTGCGCAATACAATGCTGGCAAGACACTGTACGAAGTGCTCGTTGAGGGTACTGATGATGTGACGCTGCGCACCACCAACGGCGCCAGTTCGTTCAACGTGATGGCATGGGGCATCTATCCCGAGGATGCCGGCACGCAGGGCTTCACGCCCGAAGAGCGGGCACCCATTGCCGAGGCGCTGCAGACGACCGATGACAACCTGCTGGACATACCTGACGTGCGCAACTGTACATCAAGCGGACTGACCGATACCGAAGGTCAACCTACCCGTTACATCCGTGATAACAACGCCTATGACGACAGCACAGCCGACGGCTTCCCCAAGTTCGACGGTAATGTTGCTCCTAACAGGTGGGACGGCAGGAGGTGTACGCGGGCCATCGTGGAGCATGCCAACAAGGTGCTGGAGAAGTACGTGGCCGACGGTGTGATGACCGACAGCGAGGGGCACAACATCTTCGACTACCTGCCTGCCGGACGCGGACATATCATCCCTGAGAACAACGAGGAACTGGCCGACCTGCTGGTGGCGCTGGGCAATCTGGGCGGCGGCGACCGCTGGATGCAGTTGGCCTATCCCGCTGCACGTGCCTGTGTGCTGTACGAACCCACCTCGGGCGGTAAGGCCATCGCGGGCCTTGCATCGGCGTTTGCCAAGGGCAGGTGGTATCTGCACGCTCCTGGCGATGAGTTCCGTCTGTACGTCTTCTTCCGCAACAGCCGCGCCCTCTCGCCTGCCGACACAGGTACGCCCACCTCGGAGTTCTCCGACGAAGACAACCCTCTGCGCCCCACCGAGCCCACCGATGCCCGCCGCCCCTTCTATGCCAATCTGCAAAAAAGGTCCAAGGAGGCAAAATTAAACTGCCCGATAAGCGTACCCGCGCAGCCCGATCGCTGGTCATCCGTTGAGCAAGTACGCCTTGCCTCCTGGTATGTCAGTTTCGGCAACGGCAACATCGGCCTCGCCGGCGGCAAGTCTTACAGGTTCCGGGTGCGCCCTGTCGTCGCTTTTAACTTCGCCCTTTAGCCTTAAACACTCGGTGCGCCTTAATAGCGCACCGCATGCGCGAGAGGACAAGTTGCACAAGATTAGGTAATTACACTCTCCGCGCAATAGCGTGGAGAGTGTTTTCTCAAAACTTTCTTTCCCAACGCTTGCATGTGTTAGAAAAAAGTCGTACTTTTGCGTTGTTCTTAGACGTTAAGGACTAATACCATGGAGAACAAACAAGATATAAATAATACAGACAAAACAGAAACTGTTCACATAACGGAGGAGCAGAAAAGGAGAAGCGGCAAACTCAAGAAAGAGGTTGTCAAAACCATCCGACAGCAAGCCGTTTACCGTGATGCGCAGAACCTGTTTTTTGTCCTGGCACAGACACGCAAGACTTGCCCTGTCAACTTCCGTGCTGTGCTGGAGACCCTGTATCTGGGGTGCAATGCCGTACTGGTGGCGCTGTCGCTCGCCTATTCCGAGCCGGCGGCGAGGGTCGATCAACTGACCATCGCCAGTGCGCACCTCGATGCAGTGCGTACATCAATGGGTATTCTGCGCTCCATGGGCTGCATGAGCCGGGATGATTACAAGAAAGCCAAGTCGCTGGCAGAATCCTGCACCAAGCAGGTACTTGCCTGGCGGGCGTCTTCAAGGGGTCTGTGTCCCGCGATGTAGTAATGTTCAATCACGAGAGTGAATTATGATTCGCGGAAGTGTATCACTGGAGATGTTAGAAGGGGGGCTTACCTATCATGGGCTTCGGTCATACGGACGGGAGACCCTGAATGGTTACGAAGATGCAAAGCCCCAATACGACGCGCAGACCAATCGCTGGTCATCCGTTGAGAGCAACCGGTCCAACGCCTGGAATTGCAATTTCAACGACGGCAACCTCAACAACAACAACAAGTATAACAGGTTCCGGGTGCGCCCTGTCGTCGCTTATGACACTCCTGCCGACTTCCTCAATCTCGTGTTTGCCGCTTTCCATGACTGCTGCCGCACCAAGCGTACCAGTGCAGAGTGCATAGCCTATTGTGAGCGGGCGCAGCAGGACCTGCCGCTGCTGGCTCACGAACTATATACAGGCACCTACCAGCCTGGCCCCAGCACGTGTTTCCTGGTCAAATATCCCAAGTACCGCGAGGTGTTTGCTGCCGGATTCCGCGATCGTATCGTACACCACTTCATCTATCTTCTGCTCAACCCCTGTTTCGAGGAGCGCTTTGTGGCGCAAGGCAATGTGTCGTTCAACTGCCGCAAGGGCTTCGGCACACTGGCAGCGCAGCAGGCGGCATTCGAGGCCATCCGTACCGCAACCGACAATTACCGCACGCCTGCCGTGGTATATCGGGGCGACCTGGTGTCCTTCTTCATGTCCATAGACAAGCGCATCCTGTGGAGCAGGCTGGAGCCGTTCATACACGAGGAGTACCACGGACCCTATCTCACCCAGCTGCTCACGGTGACACGCACCGTGGTGTTCCATTGTCCCGAGAAGAACTGCCTGTTCAGTACCGACCCAGCCGAATGGGCGCTGCACGTGCCTGTCCATAAGTCGCTCTTCACCAACGGCGACTCTTTCGGTATGCCTATCGGCAATCTCACTACACAGATATTCGCCAACTTCCTCATGTCCTTCTTCGACGAGTTCGTCATCCGATGGATGAAGGGTCACGGACTGGACGTGCACTACGTCCGCTTTGTGGACGACTTCCTGTTCATCTGTCGCAACAAACACTTGCTCAAGTGCCTGATAGCCGACGCAGCGGTGTTCCTGCAGAGCGAACTTGGCCTGACGCTCCACTTCGACAAGCATCATTTCCAGCCCGCCGCACACGGAGTGCTCTTCGTGGGCGCTTATCTCAAGAACTGGCGCATGTATCTCTCTGGCCGCACCGTGGCACGCTTCATCGAGCGCATGCACGGATTCGACGGCATGCTGCTGAACAAGCAGTGCATCACGCTGGCCGACACGCAGAGGATGGAACAGGTGGTGAACTCCTACCTGGGATTCCTGAACGGGAAGCGCACCTACAACATACGCCGGGCGGCACTCGCAGCCATGTGCCCACGCTTCTATGACCATGCCTACATACGCGGCCGCTACACCTCAATACGCTCACGCCGCAGGCTGAAAACGGCATCATTGTAAAACGACACAAATAAACACACACATACCATGGACACAAGGATTTTCACCCAGGAGACCACGGCATCCGGCACACGGCCGCTGCCCATAGTGCGCTCTTATGCGCGACAGACTGAGTTTCTTACGCTCAACCTGGACATGAAGCCCTGTGAACCCGATGGAGAGGCGCAGGACATCCCCTCCGACGATGCAGGGCAGAAGCCTGTGCTGTACCGTGGCATCACGGTGAGCGTGTCACACCGTGGGCGCATGGATGCTGCCGGCATACTGTCCCTGCTCTATGCCCAGGGACTGTACCCGCGCATCGACACGCACTTCCTGCAGGCGCTCGCCTGCACCTTCGGCATCGCGGGCTACAGGCAGTTGGCAGCCCTGCTCATAGGCGGGCGCTACTCCTATGCCGAGGAACTGGCCGCACACCGCAAGGCGCTCTCCGGCGACACAGCCGACTTGGACGAGCTCTCGCGCTTTGCCGAGGAGTGCAAGGCCATGGCACGCCCAGTATTCACCTCCAACGAATAGCATGACCATGGTCTCCTATACCATCACCCAGAACAACCTGCGCATACACCGCTCCTATGAGTACCCCAAGGCCAGCATGCGTGGCATACTCGACAGCATCCGCGAGGTGACACCCAGCTCACAGGTGTGGTACCGCCACCTGCACTCCATGTGCGAGGAGTGGTGTGTGCACAACGCCCTCTACCGCCTCCATATCATGCGCTCCCACACGCGCGACGTTGACCTCAACTACCCCAACCGTTTCACCTGGGCCTACGCCCTGCTCGCTCCCCTTGCCCGCCTCATTATCCCCTGATTGTGTATCTTTGTATCGTAACTTTTAACGATACACATCATGGTACAGGCCACACCGCGCGACTACTGGATTTCACCCTCTGCGCTCACCTTCACCTTCAATGCCCTGAACCTGCCCGACTATGTGCAGGTCTCCTGCGTGAGCGGAGCACAGATTCTCGTGTATGTCAAGGGCATCATCCCCTATGACGACGGACACAACTACCGCCGATGGACGCTGCAGGCAGCGCCCACAGTATTCAACACCCACACCGCCAAGTTCGTCTATGTCGCCCTGCCGCGCGATATGCAGAGCAGCCAGTCGGCACTCGTCGTGTTCCCGTCCGAGGAGATAGACATCTACGGACAGAATGCGGCAGGAGAGCAGATAGGCTCCGATGACCGCTTCTACATATTCCTGCAGGGCATCATCTCATCCTCGGGCGACAACGGCACGGTGGAGCGCGGATGGCAGCAGGCAGCCTCCATGGGCTACCTGTCATCCGACGAGGCGCTGGATGCCGGACCCACCGACACCGAGTGGTACGAATATGCGGCAGGGGTGCTCACCTTCCTCAAGGACCTCACCATGAAGGCTGGCACGGCCTTCATACAGCTCATGGCACGCTCGCTCACCATACTGTCGGGCGGCAGCATACAGTTCGAGGGACAGGACGGGCAGCTCACGGGCATAGCCTCCAAAGCCACCCCCCTCACCGCACCCGACAAGGCGGTCACGCCTGTATATATGGACACCAACGCCCTGTCCAAGGCACACAGCGACTCCACACCCTACGACCTCTCCATGCGCGACCTGGCGGTGCGCGGCAAAGCCTACATCTTCGGCAACACCGTGATAGGGGGCACCCTGCAGGTGGGTGACTACGCCCAGGGACTCATGGGTGCTCAGGTGGATTTCTACGGCAATGCCGAGTTTGAGAGCATCGTGGCACGCTCCTTCCTCGAGGTGCCCGAACTGCGCTACAACCGCACCACCATCACCGTGGGCAACAAGTGGCAGACGGTGGGAGCAGGCATCATAGGCCGCGTGTGGCTGGGCAAGGACGTGGGCATGGACTCGCTCGAGGGAGTGGCACGCCTCAAGCTGGAGCCGGGCGAGATAGGGGCCATAGCCGTGGATGACAAGTGCCAGGGCGTGTTCCATTTCGACGGAGGCACCAACGACCCCTCCACCACCGACTCCCGCGACGGCAATTTCCACTTTGCCGGCTTCACCACCATCTATTTCCGCATCACAGAGATATACACCGCGAAGACGTTGCCCGTAGCCGTCATGCGCGACATCGTGGACGAGGGCGAGCAGGTGGGCGACCACCAGTACTTCCGCTACGAACTGCGTGCCAAGTCCTGTGCCGCCCTGCCTGCCGAGGACCGCAACCGCTGGACCGACACCTCACATCCCCAGCCCGCCCTGCACTTTGCCGCCTATGCCAATGCCACCGACTCCTCGCGCCAGGCATCGCGCCTCACCACCACCACCTACCAGCTCCACTTGGCAGGCATGACGGGATGGACCTACACCCAGGACAACATGCGGCTCATCATCGGATGGCTCAGCGGATTCTCGGTGCTGCAGCAGGTGTGGGACGAGGAGCAGAAGAAGTTCGTCACCGTAAACAAGGAACTCACCGGCGAGGGTATCGCCACGGGCAACATCTACATGTGGGGCACCATCGACCAGTTTGCCCGCGTACCCTCGCTCGTGTCACAGCAACTCTATTTCCGCACCACCGCCAGCGCCTCTGAGCGCCCGCAGGGCATACAGCTTGCGCCAGACCGCCTGTCGGTCATTCTGGGCGAGTGGCAGAAGGAAGCCCCCCTGCCCACAGCCCAGGAGCGTGCCGTGTGGCAGCAGTGGGTGTTCACCTACTCCGACGGCACCATGGCCGTGGGCGAGGTGGCGTTCCAGTCGGCCGACCCCACGGCACTCACCGCACAGCTCAACCGCACGGTGGTGAGCCTGGCCGTGGGCGACTGGTACGATGCCTCGGCACCCGACGAGATCACCTTCGACCTCACCGCACGCCTCCTCTCGGGCACCACGGCCCAGCCGCTCACCTCGGCCACCGCCGTGTGGGGCGACGGCACAGGAAGCGCCACCGAGGGGGGCGTGACGCTCACCTTCACCACCGATCTCTCCGATGATCTCACCCAGGCCACCCTGCACATCACCCTGCACGGCTACGTGGGCGTGATGGTCAACGGCACCGTGCCCGAGGACACCTTCATCACCGTCACCCTGCAGAGCGAGGCAGGCACAGCCACAGCCGTGGCCACACTGGCACAGAACCGCCGTGGCGAGGACGGAGCACCGGGCGCGACGGGCGACCGTGGATATACGGGACTGAGCGTGCGCAGGGGCGAATGGGAGGCAGGGGTCATGTACCGCAACGACTCTGCCGACGGATCCCTGACCCCCGACGGACACCGCTATCTCGACGAAGTGTCTGTCACCGACATCGCCACAGGCCAGGCCGCATGGTATCTGGCACTGCCCGCCCACAACGGCATAGCCTCCTCGGCAGACAACGCCCCCACAGTGGCAGGAGGCACCCTGTGGCAGAAGATCAACGACATGCGCCCGCTGCGCACCTCCTACGCCGACATCTACACCGCCTTCATCGAGTTCCTGCGCGTGCGGCAGATAGAAGTCACCGACGATGACGGACAGCCCTACGGAGCCTTCAGTGGAGGCGCAGGACAGCAGTACCCTCTGTGGTTCGGAGGCACCACACCGAAGGACGCACGCACGAAGTTCAACCGCCAGGGCGACTTCTGGTCAGGCCCCAACTTCAGTGTGGTGAATGGACAGGTAACTGCCATCGGAGGCAAATTCACGGGCATGACCGCTATCGACGGCATTTTCTCGGGCCAGATAACCGCCAGCATGCTCAAGCTGGACATGGCCACCAACAAGTCCGATGAGACCATCAACGGCACCGTGTTCAAATACGAAGGAGGCATACTGCCCAGTCTGTTTGAGTTCACGGGCGTGCTCCAGCTCATCTGTTTCGTGCCGCAGCTCACCAGGTCGGTCGTAGAAGTGCCTGTGTCGTGCGGGAGGACAGCCGGCATCTACGACTCATCCGACGGAGTTGCTTCAGACGGCGCACGCAGCGTCACCCTGGGCGCAGGCATCTACATCTTCTACGGCTTCCGTCACACCACCTACTCCACCAAGGACTACTGGTTCTACAAGAGACTCCTCTGATACACACTCACAACAAACCAAACACACATCATCATGGACACATCACTCTCACTGCGCAAGACGCACCGACCCGTGCGCGACATCATCATCCACTGCTCCGCCACCCCCGAGGGGCGTGACTACACCGTGGCCGACATCACACGCTGGCACCGCCAGCGGGGCTTCTCCACCATAGGCTACCACTACGTCATCTACCGCGACGGAAGCATACACTGCGGCCGCAACATTGACAGCATAGGGGCGCACTGCCAGGGGCACAACACAGGCTCCATAGGCATCTGCTACATAGGTGGAGTGGCAGCCGACGGACACACACCCAAGGACACGCGCACACCCCAGCAGCGCCAGGCACTGCGCACACTGGTAGAGGCACTGCAGAGGCTCTACCCCGGTGCCACCGTACACGGCCACAACGATTACGCCGCAAAGGCATGCCCCTCCTTCTGCGTAGAGACCGACCTCTGAGAGGCAAGGATGCACCGCTTGCCGACACCGAAAAACTTGCCGACACAGAAAAACCCGCCTGTCCTCACGGATGGGCGGGTTTTCGATAAATTATTACTTATAAGATGCAGGAGTTCAGGTTATGAGCCTTCTGCACCGCAAAGATACGGCTTTTGTCCCTGTCGGCAATCGCACCACGCACACTTTTTGCCATGAGCACGATGCTTTTCGCCCCACACTATTCACCAGGCACAGTGAAGTCTATCCACTTCAAGTTGGGAAAGTACTGCTGATAGTTGTCCTTGGTGATGTCCTGCTCCCAGTCGGTGCCGTCCATATACTCTATGCAGACGCTCACGGGCAAGGCATGCACCTTCTCCACTCCGAGGAAGGCATTTTTTGCCACGCGCTTATACTTCCTGTTCGTGTCGAAAGGTCCCGTTGATGACACCGTGCGCAACTGAAGGTTTGGTGTCATGCCTACAGACACGTCGCCCACCTCGTTTACGGCACACCACTCCACCTTGACATACTTCACCTTCTTCTCTCCGTCGCACGTAAAACTGGCGTACAGCTCCTTGGAGTAGTAGAGGAGGGTCGGCTTCAACTTGAAGGCTGAGAACACCACTTGTGCTTTTGCTGTACAGGCAACAAGCATCATTGCCAACAGCATCATCATTTTGATTGTTTTTTTCATACGTTTATATTTTTATGCGTTCATACTTTCGTGGTTTTTTCTCTCCACAAATTTACTCAAAAACTATTCTACTTTATGAAACACCCAGACTGACTGCGCGTTACTTTCGTTGAAGAACACTATTTTGTCCTTCTCTCTTACATAGATATACGAGCGTGCGCCTGTTCCGGGTGTGAGGAATATGTCGAAGGCTGCGTGTCCGTTCTTGGTAGAGCAAGTAGTGGTGATGTCTATGCCTATTTTGGGAGCCGTAAACCTGACCTTACCATTTTTCCCTACCGTCATGGTAAATTGGGCGGCTGTTCCGCCCGTTGAGTATGCCGTTGTCCACCATGAGCCTACGAGAGCACCGTCGTGGTCGGAAGCGTCGGTATAGTCAGCGAAGGTGTTGCTTGTGCCGTAGCTTAGCATGTAGCTGCTCAACTGATGCGAATCGCCATTTGGAGCCGTAGCCTCGATTGTCTTTGAGTTAGACCGCAGTTCGGTAATGGTGAGCGACCCGTAAAGGATGTTGTTCCAGTCGAAGCCCTTGTATGCGCCCGTCGTAAATGTGGTGACGAGTTTGCCGTCCGCTACAGCCCACGTACCGAAGAAGTTTGACTCGGCCCATGTGAGCGTCCCCGACGTAATGTCGCCGATTCCGCTCATACAAGTTACCAGTCGGTTGCGGTAGAAGCGGAACTCGCTGCGCTTGTTGTCCAGATACCATTTATACCCCATGATGTAATTCCCCACACGCTTCTCACTGAATGTGCCGTCGGCATCGTCGCTGCTGCAACTGCCCATACTCACACATGCTGCCATCACCATTGCCGACAGCAACATCATTCTGATTGCTTTTCTCATACATCGATATTTTTATACGTTCATACTTTCGTAGTTTTTTACTCTCTCCATCCCCGCCTCTGTCCTGCCCGTCTCCAGCCCTTGCCCTACCTTTGTGGGTGAGAAGTACGGGGTGCTGTGCCTGGTGGTGAATCAGTAGAGAACCAGTGGAGTCGCAGTGGAGTCGCAGCGGACATGCTCAAGAGCCCTTTGCAGCCGCACATCCCCTTGCGCACAATGTGCACAGCGTTTCATCCTCGCGGCACGTACCCACGCTCCTCTGTAATATATATTCGTATAACAATTAAAAAACCAGATGCTATGGCAAAAGTAACCTTTTCCACAGACATTCAGTCCATCTCGGGCAAGTTGTGCGCCAAGGAGGGCGTCATCTACTCTGTCAACAAGCGCACAGGCAAGACCTTCCGCTCCGACAGACATGTGTTCACCAACCCCAACACCGAACAGCAGCAGACCATCCGCGCCACCTTCAAGAAGAAGTCGCAGTTCGCCTCTGTCTGGTGGAAGCAGAACCGCCCGTCCGCAACGTCGGCCAAGGGCACAGAGGCTTACCTTGCCGTGATGAAGGCCTACAAGTCGCAGAGCAAGATAGGCAACCCCTACTGCTACATGCGCTCCCTCGTCACCGACGACCTCAAGGTCATCCTCTCCGGCAACGACCTCACAGGCGGCGTAGTGGCTGGCGGCGGCTCCACCACTGAAGGTGGCGGCGGCCAGAAGCCTGGCGGTGGCCTCGACGGATGACCCGTCCCGTTCCCCTGTTGCCATCATTTCCCACGGCAGGCACACAAGCCCTGCCGTGGGATTTTGTCTTTACGGCTCGGGAAGCAGCACCACACCCACGCGCACCCTCGCCCCGCAGTGAGGGCAGAAGGCGGTGGTGACTACAGCAGGTTGCGCAGTGTCGTCTTGCGTATTGACTTCTTCCTCTGTCCTTTCCTCTTGGAACATGTTTTCTTTGTTCTCAGGTGCTTCTGCCTCGTCTATCGGGAAGAACAGGTCGGTAATGTCACAATTCAACTTCTCGCAAAGCTCTTCCAACTTCTTGAGAGAAGGATTTCCTTGTATGTAATTCTGGATGATGTTCTGTGACTTTAACCCGGATTCCCGACAAAAAGATGTAATTGTATAACCGCGCTCTTTGATGGCGCGACGGATGTCGATTTTGGTTCTCATATATATTGATTTGATATTTTGACTGCAAAGTTAGCGTATGTATTTAATATAGTCAAGAAAACCGCAATAAATATTGTATATTATTGTTTTGTGGAGTTTTTGGCGCTTTTTGCTCTATGTTTGTTTGGTTTTTGTATTTTCATGTGAATAAAAAGCATTTTGATGCGTATCAATGTTGTGTCTTTTGTTTACGAATTAAATTAAACCCCGATAAACAGTTAATAATAAACACTTTAACTATCCACACACCCTGCAAACACCGCCCCAAAAGGGACTCTTAAATAATTGATATTTAGAGAAATCCTATACATAAAAACAACCCTGAAACTTCGATTCGCACGATAGAGCCCCGCCGCACTGAGGAGCCTTGTGTGTGCCCTGCCTGGGCTGGTGGATGTATATATGCCAACGACACCACCAGCACCAGCAGGAGCACCACCAGCACCACCAGCAGGAGCACCACCAGCACCACCAGCAGGAGCACCACCAGCACCACCAGCAGGAGCACCAGCAGCACCACCATCAGGAGCACCAGCGCCCACGTATATATATATAATGTGTTGTAATATGTCTGTTTGTTAACAACTGTAAACAAATAGTGTAGTATTGTTTCCAAAAGTTAAATAATAACTATATGTAGTGTTTTTCTTCGCGAAATATTTGCGGAAATGAATTATATGTAATACCTTTGCAGCGTCAAAAATAAAACGAGCAGCAAACGCTCTGGTACGCAGGCTTACACCTACCGCAACCGCCTGCCACCGCCCCACCGGTGCGAACGTGGAAAAAAAAAGAAGTAATAACAAAAAAAACTGGTGGCAACAGTACAATTCAGCGTAAGAACATGAACAAAAAGACTTTAGCCGTTACGCTTGCAGCAGTTGCAGCAGCGAACCCCGCGGGCTACACTGTGGACGCTCGTACACTCGAACCCCTTACAAGCGGGTACGCTGTAGCGGTTGCGGCAACACAAAACAGCTTCGGCCTTGAAGGCCTGGAGCGCGTTATTGAGTACGCAGGAACACACACGGAAATAGCAGCGTTTGGAGGTTGGCGGGATGACAAGAGCGGCTGCTACTACTATGACGCTGTAGTGATATGTCAGGATCTCACGGACGCCATGGAGCTTGCCCGTGTCAACAAGCAACTTGCATTTTTTGACCTCAACAACAAAAAAGAGGTGCGACTGTAGCATACACTAACCAGGGAGCCGCGTGTGCGGCTCCCACAACACAAAACAAAATGCAAAAGATAACAGTAACACAGCAGAGCGGCACCCGTGCCCTACTTGCAGCCCTTGCCGCCGTCTCCCTGATCCTTGCCCGCCGTGCTGCTTGCAGCACACTGGAGGCAACACGCAGCGCCCGCAAATGGTTATGCACCCGGCACGACTTCATGCCCGCCGACGGGGATCCTATACAGTGCACCGGCCTTCAGCTGATAGGCTGCAGCCTGGTCTTCCTTGCCCTTTCCTTCATCTTATCAATATCTTTCTAATTTATAGACATTTCAAAAAAATCACAAAATCATGGCTACAAAAAGATACAACGAAAAACGTTTTACATTTATGGTGAACGGGGTGCCCGTCGCCATGACCTGCGACACGACATGTACCCGCGACGGCTTTTGCCATCATGCTTTTTTGTACGGTTGCGGCCGTTACCAGGAGCACACGCGGGTAAAGTATTATAACAGAACGTGGGAACGGTTTACCTATGAGTCTGTTTTACATGCCGCCGTGCGCAAGTTACCAAAGGAATACCGCGCACCTCTGGAGCTGGAAATCGACACAATAGCCACGGACGCAGCGGCAAAAGTGGATGCCTTTTTGCAGGCATTCCGGCGCAATTACAGCGCGCTGTCAGACGAGCAAAAAGACTTCTTGCGCGCCCATACTCCCCACCTGGAGACATCAGAGCAAGCGCAAGCCGTTGCGGGTACGGTGGCACTCATGGCCGCTGCAAGATAGAGCGCACACGCGCCGGGGTGTAAGGTATCCAGGCCTTGCCCGGGGTTCGAGTCCCCGGCACCCGCTCATTATAGAATATACAAAAAAATACAATTATGGCAAAGGTAAAACTTCACAGAATCGCCGGGGAGGCACAGCTTCTCCCACAGCGGCAAGACATGTTCCCCGCAGTCCACTGGATGGAGGCAAAGCGCCTTTTGGCAAAGGTACTCAGACAGACGAGCAAGGAGGCGGGGCGCTATCCTGCAAAGTTCCTGCAGGATCGCATGGTGGGCGCTGATTTCCCCGCCGTGGATGGTGGATACTGTAACGGCCTTTTGTGTGTGGCAAACAGCGGCGAACACAGCCATGGGGGCGGGTATTTCACCCTTGAGGATGCACCAGGATGCACGTATATATACGCAGCGCCCGCCGGGGCATTGTGTATAGCACACATCACCGACGACGGACAAACGACATATTACCGCATCGACTAACCAGGCAGGCGGAATCCCCGCTCCTTTATAGATTATACAAAAAACTACAAAAATACAAAGAGTATGAAAACGTACCTTATAATTTGCGACGGTCAGGCCGTGGCCGACAAAGTCAATGAATATATAACAGTAAACAGCCTTTTCACGGCGGGCGAAACCATTACAGCGCCCGCTGTAGAGTGGGGCTATACCTATACCGACGACGAGCGTATATATAATGCAGTGTGCGCATATATCCAGGAAGGAGGCACGGGTGCCACGGCCTGCAACCTACGAAAATTCAAGTACGAGAAGGAGAACTTCGAGCTATACAAGGACGAAGGAGGACGGACGCAAATACGCAGATTCCCGCCTACCATCTATAATATAGAAATCTCTGACGAGTGTATAACCGTGAACGGTTACAGCCTGAAGATCAAGAAACAATACGACTATACATACCAACTGCGTAAAACGTTCGTTGGTACATCAGATGCGCACGCCCTTGCCTACTTCATCCAGAACGTTTGCTGGTGCCATTCCGGGCGGCCTGAGCAAATCTGTGAACACGTTATAGCCTATGGCAAAAAGCGCGCTTGAATCCCGCGCAAAAAATCACCCTATTATAGACCACATAAAAAACCACAAAAAAATGAATACACAGAATACAGCCAACGAGCTGCGCACACAGCACATGAATGAGGTAAAAGCATACAGCGCCCACGTGGACGAAGAGATTGCAAGGGTGAAGCATGAGCTGCAGTTCCTCCACGCCCTGGAGGAGACGGCAAAGGAGTTCGACGGCAAGGTGATCAACAAGCGCTTTTTTGATGCGCTGACTGAGAAAACGGGGTTCCAGCTGAAGGAGTTCTACTGGGTGAATATCATGTGGGTGGATTATTCAGGGCATAAGCCCGTGAACTTCGATCCGCAAGTGCGCATCCCCGTTGATTTCGCCACTGGCAGGGAAAGTTGGCAGCCGGCCTCCCCACGGCCAAACTGCTGGCAGTGGAAAAAGGGCGAACGAATGGAGGCGGGCAAGATGCGGACTATTATAGAGCCCCTGGAAAATGACAGACACAATGAGATAGAATCCCTGCGTGCCTCCAAGAAGGAATACGCAGCATACCTGCGCAAGGCACGGAAAGTAGAGGCAATGATACGGGAACTGACACGCAACGGTTGCGACGAGATGCGCCGCTGGGCAAAAGGCCGCGACCTGAAAGACCTTGTATATACAAGCTCCCTCTTCATCAGCTGAACGCCCTATTATAGAACATGTAAAAAATTGAGAATATTATGGACCGGTTATTTATTGAAGCACAAAATCTGGTTTGTAGCGACGGTAACGTATGGTTGTGGAAGTCTGAAAGCATGGATGGTGTGCGCCACTTTGCTACAAAGGAGGATGCACAGAAGTACATCGAATTGCATCATCAGTTTAGCCGTGAGAATGGCAGAGAGGAAGTAGCCTACAGCATGGGCACTGAGGACGACTTCCTGGCGGCTGCAAAGGAGTTCGAGCGCAAGAAGAAGGCCAACGAGGTGAAGGAGTACTGCAAGCACGTGGACGCATTGATAGAGCGCCGGCAGCTTGAAATTAAAGCCCTGGACGGACTGATTCAGGTATGCCGCAAGTTTGACGGAAAGGTTCTGAATAAACGTTTTCACGAGGCGGTAGAGGAGGAGACGGGCTTTTGTAGCTCGTTTGATGAATATTGTTTTAATCTAAAATGTTACGACATCTATAGATACAATGGCTGGAAAGATTATCCTGATATTGCAATTTATGTTAGTTTTGGCAATGGCTACCGCCGCTATATTGGCAATGAGAAAGAAGAGAATACGAACGAATGGCAGTGGAATACTGGCGACCGCCTGGAGGCGGAAAAAGCTGTTGCTGTTATAGAACAGTATAAAAACGACCGTTTGGCGACTATCGAGAACCTCAAGGCATCAAAGAAGAAGTATGCGGCATATCTGAAGCTGGCACGAAAAGCGGAACAGATTTTTTAGGACATGCAACAGTATGACTATGAGATTCAAGAGTTCGCCAGAACTCACGCACTGAGCAAGTACCACTGCCTCTCTAACTTGTGGCTGTCTTATTAAATCATCCTTCACGGGGCTGCGCCTGGCAGCAGGGCAGCTCCCCTATTATAGAACATATAAAATTTTGAGCATTATGGCAATAGATGAACTGACCGCTTCACAGCGCGAGCAACTGAAAATAGCCGTTCTTGAGAACGTGCTCGGGTATGAACCAAGCTACGGCGAAATGGCTTGTGCTGACGATATTGTAAGTGACGAGTATATAGAAGAGGAGTTTGCAGGAGTCGATTTTGTAGAGGGAGACTTCTGGAGTTAAACCTCCCTATTATAGAACACATAAAAATTTGAGAAATCATGGATAAAAAGAAGTATATCGACGTGCTGACCGAACAGGCCAGCAAGCACAGCAGACCGCAGGAAATGGCACTGAGCGACTTCTGCGACTACCTTATAGAGTTCTTCAGCGTTGACGCTTTCAAGGCTGGCACAGCCGAATATAGCCAGCACATCTTGAGCTGCACACGGAATAATCCCGACTTTGCTGGACTCACCTTCCAGTGGCTCGACGATGTGGCAACAGCGATGAAGCGGGGCGAGTGGCTCGACGTGTTCGGCTTATTGTACGAGGAAATGTACCTGAGTCGTGGCAAGGCGTCGAAGACGGGGCAGTTCTTCACACCTCAGAGCGTGTCAGACTTGATGGCACAGGTCAGCGGTCTGGGAGCTGGCGACCACGGCAAGGTGAACGACTGCGCAGCTGGGAGCGGGCGCTTGCTCCTGGCACACTATATAGAGAAGAGCAAACTTGACCATTCGGCCGGCAGGCGTTTCGAGTATGTGGCACAAGACAGCGATCCTATTGCTTGCAAGATGTGCGCCTGCAACTTCATGGTACATGGCATGTATGGCCGTGTGGAGTGTCGCGACACATTGCGCATGAGTGAGCCAACGGTGGTGTACTATATCAACGAAGTGAAATACCCGTTCAACACTCCCTATTACAGCGTGCGGACAGTAGTACCCGCAAAGGCAGCCTCTATTATGGAACATGCAAAAAACGACTGAACAATGGAACATACCTTCACTCTGACCGAGCAGGACGGACATACCCTGCTCACCTCACAGGAGTACCCCTGGTGCGTGCTCCAGGTGGTACCCACCACTCCCGACACGTACCTGCGTACCTACTCCCAGCTGCTCCATCGAGGCTATATAGCGCAGCACCCCGTGTGCCGCCAGTTCCTCATCATCCACCTGGCCAGCGGCAACCACGACGGGCAGCACCCCGAGCGGGAAATCAAGATCACGCAGTCCAACAGCCTTTTCTTCCTCTCAGTGCTGAAGGACACGATGGCACAGGCGGTGGAATGGTACTATACGCATATTATAGACAAGAAAAAAAACGACTGAATTATGGGATGGTCATCAATTTATACTGGCAGACTTACAAGCCAGGAGAAGAAACAGAGAATAGATAGAGTAAGAACGTGGGAAAACGAAGAAGTTGTAAAGAGTTGCATGGTAGGTACAACCTATTATGCGGCAGTGAGGAGAAAGGACGATGGTGCTGTTTATGCCGTAGTGGCTCTTACACAGCTGGAGGAAGGCGAGTTCGGTTTTAAGGATATATCCGAGATTTGCGGTCCAGTTGAAGAGAAATGCCCTGTAGGCATCTTGAAGTTACTTTCGCCCACCGACGATAAACTTGCGCAAGAATGGAGAAAGAGATGCCTTGAGAATCATGAAGCACAGCTTCGATTAAGACGATTGAAAAAAACTTCTCTTACAGGCTTTATAATTAAAACGGCGCAAGGTTATGTGTCAAAAATCACAAAAGTTCATCTGTTTTTGGGCGACTCTTACTTTGTTTGGCCGACAAAAGAGGAAGCTGAAAAAATGGTCTCCGAACTGATAGATTTAGGCCATGGTGAGCTGTCTCCTACTGTGTGCGAAGTGAAACGGCTCTCGCCTTCTTCGCCTTGGGTGTTAACGAACATTGGACACGATGTCACAGGTGGCAGTGTGGTATAGAATATTATAGAACCTACAAAAAACGACGGAAAATTATGAGAATACCAAAACAGATACCCAATGAGCTGAAGCGCCTGATCAATGCGATTGTGAAACGTTCTGGCGATTGTGAAAAATGGCTTAACGGATATAATAGAGATCCATGGGGCTTCACCTGGTATGGCTCCCGAATGATTTGCGAACCTTTATTTTGTAGTTATGGCTGCATAGGTTACGACATCACTTATAAGGGGTATGCTATAAATGTGGACAATGATTTGTCACGGATTGTAATTTGCGACGAATAGTATGAAGTATGAAAAAAAAGAAAATCATGGATAAAAGAACTTTCACATTCCTGGGCGTGCGCTACAATGCGCCCGCCAGCCTGGACGAGAACATACGCGACTGGTTCGCCCACAACGCACCCACCGCCGCCTGCGCCCCCATCCCTGCCGATGCCCGCTTCAGCGCAGTGCATGCCGCACTCACGCCCTCCACCGCAGCCCCGCTCCCCGCCTGGTGCGCCTCCATCGACAGCACAGCCCGCAATCTGATATACTACTGTGTAGCCGTGACCGCCGCACCTGCAGAATATCCCCACGAAAACGGGAAAAATAAGAAAAACACTGTTTTTTTCGAAATAATGTGTGTTTTTCCTTGCAAGTTCCCCGAAAAGTACGTACCTTTGCAGTATCAAAAAAGAAAAGAAGTAACAACATTAAAACAGGCGGCAACTGTAATTCGGCACCCCGATTATGAATAAGAACACAGAACATCTCAATGTATGGTTCAACGTTGGTCACGACGACCGTAGCTACACCACTCCTTGCAAGCGGTACATCGGCACCGTATCGGCACTCTCAGACACCTTCAAGGAAGATTCCATGGTGGACAAGACCAATGAAAACGGGGAGCCGCTTCCCGACAGTGAATGGAAGCTGCTTGACCGTGTGGGTAACATCATCCTGCAGGGACGAGAGGAGATAGAGGCGGAAACGGGCGTCATCGACTGGGGAAGCAGATACGACATCGACATCGTGCGCAACATCACTGAGTGCGACCCTGAAGAGTATCAGTGCATCATCGATGCGTACAATGATGGAGAATATGTGGACGACGACGTATTACGCTTTGCGTGTGAAGCCACATCGCAATGCCTGGTACTGGGCATCTCCTTCAACGAAGACGGATCCCTGGATGTGCGCACACAATACAGGACTACCACGTTTTTCCCTGGCGACTTCGCAGACGAGACCGACGCACGAGATACGCTGAAGGCCGCCGGCTTCATCAAGAGTTCAATAGAGAGCATCGTAGATGCCGCGAGCGACGAGTGCTGGTTCGATTTCGATGAAGAGGACGAGGACTGATTATTATAGACTGCACAAGTAATCACACAAACCTAACAGCCCTATCGCATCACGGTCAAGCGGGAAGATATAGAAGAAGATGACCTATGATGAATACGAACAGTATTCTATTGAGAATAGCGAGCAGTTTTCTGAAGAGTTCGATGAATTTATTGACATGGAGAATACTGGAGATTTGCATTATGAATGCGATTTTGAGTTCCCGTATGGCATTGCTGCACCGAACAAAAACGCAGACGTAGTTGCCGCATGGCTTCCTGATGATCAGTATATCTTTAGTCACACTTCCGTCCCCGAGGTGTTGGAATACATTGCGGCAAATTATCCTGAATTTGCAGAATCCATCAGAGATACTCTCGTGGAGATGCAGGGAAAGTGCCGCATCCACAACATCAAATTCTACCCTTCCGGTTGGAGTGTGTTCACATCAGACGGATGCTTTTACTTTGCCTTTGAACCTGCGATCTACGAGAACGAGGACGAAGCCTATGAAGGATGGGTCGATTGGTGCAACGAGCACGACATTGACGAGAATAGCATCAAACAGTATGAAGTCGATGTAAAAATCCGCACTTCTAACCAGGTTTATTGATCAATCATTTATTCAGCCCTACCGCATCACGGTGAAGCGGAAATCTATGAAGATAGAATTTGTGGGAGGAATCTCAAAAGAACTTGCTGACGTTATAGAGAAGAACGGAATTGATGCTGTTTGCCTTGAAGGTAATGTCTGCGAAATCGGCGACAAGGATTTTCTGGCTTTGAAGAGTGCTGCACCCGCAGCCTTTGACGGAAACGATATTGTCCTCGTGGAGGATGAAAGCACGCTCGTGCAAGAGTTGATAAAGACAGGTTTCCGCTTTAGTGACAACGAGGACGGCACCTACGATGTGTGCTACGACCACAGCCAGGACGCGAATTTTACCGGGGTCAACATGTATCATGTGGCGACGGTAAAGGAGGAAGGCGACCTCTGGTGTGTCAACAACAACAGCGGAGCAGGCTGGGGCGAATACCCAAAAGCCGACTGGACACTGATGGATGCCATCTCTGACCAGTGCATTGACGAACACATTAACTAACCAATTCAGCCCTCGACATCACGGTGAAGTCTGTAGATATGTTGAAATATAAAGACAGAAAAGTTGAAGTAGGAGAAGGAGGCTTTCTTGTAAGAGTGATACAGGAAGGAAAGCCTTTAGATGGAAAGCATTATTTCCGCAACAAGGAGGCTCAAGCCGTGTTTGACGAGTTGCGCAATCAAACATATCTTGATGATTACTGGAATGTAGGCGAAAAGTTCTTTTTCCGTTTTTTGAGCGGAGAGACACTATGTTATACCAGACGTGAAATTCTACGGATGGCGAATGGAGAACATTAGGAGTAAAAGCAAAAATTATTAGCCCTACTGCATTACGGTTAAGCGGAAAAAAATGGAGAACATTTTAGAAAAAGCTGTAAAATCAAATGGCAATATAGAGTTGAACGAATTAAGTTGGAAACAACTCGTTGCTCTCTTGAATGTGTGGGATACCAACTACGCAAGAAGGGAGAATGCTTCATTCTCGGATATGATAAAGCGGTGTTATAAGTCGCGCCCCTGGCACGAGAACGCTAACGTTATTTATCTGCATGAAGACAATATGAAGACAACCATCGTGCCGCATGCCTGTTACAACATCAACGAAGCAGAGGAGAAAATGATGTTCGATTCGCTTAAAAAGCAATTAAAGTAAAGAGTAACATTCGTTATAGCAAATAATCATAATCACAAAAAATCCATTATGGTTGAACAGATTAGAGTCTGGAAGTCGAAGAACCTGCGCTCCACATACATGCTCGTATATCGCGACGAACTGACGGGTAAGCTGCGTGTCACTCGGATGGATGGCAGCAGATGTGACAACGAGAAGTCGCTAATCAAGGGCTACGAGATGTTCGGCGGCGGACTCTGGGCGGCCTGCAGGGACATGGGCAATGATGTTGCAGAGATACGCGCTGCCGTGGATCGCGAGATAGCCGAGGAGACCGCACAGCGAGAGCGTGAGGAGCAGCGCCAGAAAGCGGAAGCCGAAGCCGAAGCAAAGGCTTTACAGGAAGCCCAGGAAATCAGGGCTGCACTTGCCGGCACAAAGGACAGCGTGAGCATCAAGCCTATCGAAGTGCTGCAGCGGTACGACCTGCTGGAGGAGCACCTGAAACAACTGAAGCCTGGCGAGTATGTCGTTTGCATCAATTATAAGAAGAAAGGCGTTGTGGAACTGCGCACGAAAGCACGGACAACCGACCATCTGAAGGTGTTGGCAAAGGTGACGAAGGAGGAGAAGAACACGAAAGCAGCCTTGCATTGTCTTGCCGTGAAGGTGCGTGAAGCATACCTGTCTGGTATCGCAATCATCGGCAAGACTCACGCCCTGAAAGGTTTCGGCAAGCGTATTGTGGATGCAGTTCCTTGCATCAAGGAGAGTCGGAACACCTATTACTCCTCGGCTGCACCGCGTCAGTATTACGACAAGTACACGCTGATATACATGAAGCTGGAGGAGGCAGAAAAGAACGACAAATAATTTATTTATTATAGACAACATGGAAAAAGACCAAATCATTTACGACAAGCGAAAGGCCATGGGTGAGAGCATCCGTGCGATGCGCACCGCCCAGGGCTGGGAGCAGGAACAGCTTGCCCAGATTGCGGGCATCACCACCGCAAACGTCCGCAGCGTGGAAGCCGGCAAGTATGCCGTGGACATCGACGTGCTCAACAAGATTGCTGAAGCACTGGGCGCAGAGCTAAGAATGATTGAAAAGTAAAAAGTAAAAAGTAAAAAACGAAAGATTATGGCAACGAAGAAAATTTATCCGTTTATCACCGCGAAGATGTTTGATATTACTGACAGCATCGACGGAATGAATGTGGTGTTTGACGCACGCGAGGTGGAAAGTTACCAATACTGGACACTCGACGACGATGACAAAGACGAGAGTGTGAAGGTCAACTTCAAGTCCGGCAATGATATGTACCTGTACCTGGAACTCGACCAGGAGGTATATCCTGGAGAGAATCTCGTTACGCTGATAGACAGCGTGCTGGATAAGCACTTCTGGCACGACAACGAGGACTCCACTCCAAACAAGGACTGAGAGCAATGTTCAAGATACTTCATGCCTTCTTTGACCATCCCTTCTGCTCGTTCGAGTTCCTGAACCTCGACACCCAGCAGCATATCTTTGCGGACTATTTCGACGATCCGTTTTACGAGCTCCTGCAGGAGTGCAGCGTGACGCACGACTACGAACTGGAGGGGAAGGTCATAGAGAAGATTCCGGACGATTTGTTCCAGCACAACGAAGAGTATGCTACCATCAGAGCCCAGCAGTCTTACGAGGGCTCTTGGTTCTACCCCTGGTTGAAGAACAAACCCGGCGAAACGAAAAAGCCCCGACCGAAGTCGGGGCACCGCGAGCCATAGGCTCGTATCTACGATAGTAGAAATTAGCTCTTTTGTGAGCGTTTCAATCCGCAGGCCTAAGCCTGAAGTCAACGGAAGGATGATGTTTGTTTCAATTCCATAAAGGTACGATTCAATCTTCCAACCGAAGACAGGTGCAAAATTAAGAATTAAAATTATAGCAACCAAACAAAATCACAAAAATCTATCAGATTTCGGTGCAACAACCCTTTACGGATATGAGAGCAATTGAGAATTTCGAGGATTATCGCGCCTTGGTTGGCGCTGTCATTGAGGAGGAGCCGATTGAAGCAGCACATGCCGCTGTGGAGTCTCACGCTGTAGAGCCTGAGATTATCCAGAGCCAGGAACCGCAACCCAAACCGAAGCGCAAACGCTATTATCCGCAGGTGGGCGAACCTACACTGCGAGTGAACAGCAACGGCACGGTGGCGTTGACCTCGGAAAGCAACACTCGGGGCATGACCAAGGTGATGATGTATGTGCTGGCAGTCATAGTATTTGCCGCAGCGGCAGTAACCCTGTTTTCAATGATAGGCATAGCCGTATTCTTCCTTCCGCTGCTGGCGGGAGCCTTCAAATGATTTTTTCATCTATTATATATTACACAACATGGAGAAGTTTGACACACTGCAGGCGCGTGGAGGCGGCCGCAGAACCTATGAAGGCCGCACCCGGCAAATCAAGTTGCCAGACGATGTGCACAAATGGATCACCTCGCACGGAGGCGGCAGATACCTCACCGAGGTAATACGTGCCATCATCGCTGTAACTCCCGACACCGAACAGGAGGAGCAGGAGTAAAGCATACCAGGAGCGCCCGCGTTATGAGGCGCATATAAAATCACCGTCTGCATCCCTGGCAGCACACCCGCTGCTACGGATGCAGGCACCACAAACTAAAAGAAAAATGGAAAAGAAGAAGAAAAAGAAACTGTTTGACCTCGTGCTCTCTGTCTCTGAGAGCGGTGCGCAACTCACCTGCACAAAGGACGGAAAAAACATGATGCCAGAGGCATTGACAGGAACAAACGTATCGTATGCCCTCGAGGCACTGAGATACGCCACAGGCTTGTTCGCACGGCTGTACGTGGTACAGCTGCACAAGGACGGCAAAATCACGGACGAGCAGTACAAGAAGTTCCGCGATGAGACAAGAGGCTGACAATTTAAGTAGTGTTTTATTAACTTTATAGAATTATGGTAGAAACAGAGAAATTTTCGCAAGACCAGATTGCGGCACTGAAGCACATCCAGAAGAAGGGATTCGCAGCGTATCGGCGTGTTGACGGTACGGCTGCGTGCCCGGAACTGGAGGAACTTGTGGATGCAGGGTACCTGACCAAGAGTTACATGGAAATGTTCAACGAGGACGTTTACAGACTGACAGAGAAAGGCTCTGGCCTGGTGAACTCGCTTGTGTGGTAAAATTCAACTAATCAACTAAACCATCTAAAAACCTATTAGTTATGAGAACGAACTTGAAGATGATGGCTGCTGTAGTGACCATGGGCATGATGATTGCATCATGCGGTAACGAGAATCTGGCGGAGAGCGGACTGCCGGCAGACTTCGGCACCCAGATAGGCTCAGCCTACTTCGGCACCGGCATGTATTACACCTATATCCCCAACGGCACCGTCACACGTGCCGGAATGAAGACCAAGTACTGCATCCTGCCCATCCGCTCGGAACTGCGAACCCAGGACAACTCCTCCCTGCACATCACCATCAATGACGAGTGGGAGGAATGAGATTCCGTTCTATCAAACACACACATTCACACGAACACACATTCATACAAACACACAATCATACAGCATAACTATCCAACGAATATATATACCCACATTCACATGATTACACAATCATACGAATACACAAATGCACATTCACACCAAGATATAAATACACATTCACACAAACACACACCACCAGGACGTCTTGTATACATATAACTTCACGCAGCCATCACCATACGCTCTACACAATCACCATCAGCACTACAAACTTTAATGTTTTCATGCACACATGCTTCCATACGATTTTGTTTTCATATATTCATATTATTGTGTATTCATATATTTGTATGTAGTTTCGTTGGTTCATACTTTCGTGTGTGGTTAGTTAGTTTAATATGTAATTATGTGGTTAGTTGTTTATGTAGGTATGTGAGTAAGTAAGTGTACAAATACATAGTTAAGTAGGTGGTTAGGTAGATGTATAAGTAGATTTTTATGTATTTACGTAGATAAAATCATACTTACGCTTGCACGTATGCGTTTTAATTCTTAAATTTGCAACATCTAAGTTAAAGTTCAGGTTATGAGAGAAAAAGAAAACAGACTAAAGGAAGTGCTTGCCTTTGTCAACCACAAGGGTGGGGTAGGCAAGACAACAACAGTACAGAGCCTGGCGGCTGGTTTGCGCCGCTTTGGTAAAGGCTATTTCGGCACCACGCCCGAAGGACAGAAGCGCATGCCGCGTGTGCTCGTCATCGACCTCGACCCACAGGCATGTGCATCGTTCCTCTTCGGGTGGAGCGAGACACTGCAGGCTGGCAAACCTACCATGTACGATGCACTTGTGCAGCAGACACAGATACCCGTGTATCAGGTACGCGACGGGATATATCTGGCACCAGCGTCATCCAGGCTGGTGAGCATCGAACCGTTCCTCAATCAAACAGCCGTTCCACGAAAAGCGCTGTACAAGCTCCTTTCCAAGCCTCTGGTGGAAATGCAGGGTGAGGAACTGCGGAACGAGGGTACAGCAATGGCTGCGGAAGCTTTTGACTACATCCTTATAGACTGCCCACCTGCAATGTCGTTGCTCACCTACAACGCATTGACAGCGGCTTCCAGTGTGGTGCTGCCTGTGCAGCTGGAAGCGCTGGCCACAAAAGGCATAGCCGAGATAATAAATGCCGTAAGGGAGACGCGCGAGGATCTGAACCCCGGCCTTGACATTCGCGGTTTACTTATGGTTATGAGTAACGATCAGACGAAAGCCACCAAGCAGTTTAAGGAATACCTGGGTGTGAAGTTCAACGACTATATGTTTGACTCCTACACTCGCCGCGACACCAAGATGGTGGAGGCGCAGGCTATGAATGAGGACATCTTCTCTTATGCTCCATACAGCAGGGTAGGGCAGGACTACGAACGCTTTGTATGCGAGATTCTGACAAGTATGCCACGGTAATAGATAATTTTCCCTAAGTAATAATATAAAGAAATACAGATATGGCAAGACAAGCAAATAACAAGCCTCGCTTTGGTGAGGTTCAGAAGTTCGAACTAAGCAAATCCCAAGTCATCAAAGAGAACGAAAGACTCCTGTCAGACTCTGGGCAGGCTCCCGCAGAACAGCCACAGGACGAAGCGGACAAGGAGCAGGCTCCCGCAGTACAGCCCCAGGACGAAGCGGACACAAAGGAGCAGGCTACCACAATACAGCCCCAGAGCGTAGCGGACGCACACGAGCAGGCTCCAGCAGAACAGCCACAGGACGAAGCGGACACAAAAGAACAGGCTCCAGCAGAACAGCCCAAGAGCGAAGCGGACGCACACGAGCAGGCTTCCACAGAACAGCCACAGGACGAAGCAGGCACAAAGGGGCAGGCTTCTGCAAAAGGAGACTCGGGACGAAAGATAGGCATCAATGCGTTCGTCCCCATGGACTACTATGAGAAGCTGGTTCTGCTGAAGATGCGCACAGGCGTTCCCATCAAGGAAATAGCCCTGCGGGCCGTGAAGGAGTATATCGATAGAAATTATTGAAGCAGCATACAAGTCACTACAAAAGTGTGCTGTTTTGGGTTTATAATACCTACGGATTTGTTTACCAACTCCTACGGATTTGTTTACTTAAACCTACGGATTTGTTTAC